CAATGTCAATCCCGCTTTTTAGTTTTGGGATGTAAAGTTTGTTATCTTTTATTTTGAAGGATTGCTCCTGTGGTAGTTTGAACGACTGTCTGTCCCTTCTGTTCTTGAACTTCGGATAGGAACTTCTATGCTTATAAAAATTCTCGTATGCAGTGTGCATATTTCTTAAACTACACTGCAAAACTTGTAAAGGAACACCTTTCAGAAATTCAAATCCACCAGTCCTGCGTAATTCAGTTAATTTACTTGACTGAACATTATAAGAATCACTTGACTTTGTTTCTTCGTATTGATTTTTCTTTTCATTGAGGAAATGGTTGTACACAAGTCTGCAACATCCAAATACATTGGCAAGATAAATCTCTTGCTCATTGTTCGGATACAACCTGAACTTGTATGTGTACGTTCTTTCCATCTGATTGAAATACTGTACTATATTTATATCACTCACATTTTTACAAGACTAAAAGGGATAATTCCGATTGAATATAATAAAAATGCAAATTATGCACTATATGATACATATTTTGAAATATGAGTTATATGGTACATAATATATTTCCACGCGTTATTTATAACACACTGCATATAAATATAGATAGATAATTAGTTTGCAAACAATTTATGACATCACAGAACAATTTGTCCGAATTACTTTCAAAACTTCTGACACTCAACAAAAATTCAGTTGAGAGTTTCAGCAAGGTGAACGAAGCAGTGACATCCGACTCCGAAACCGTCACGATAAACATAGAGAACCCTGACGGCAGCACCGACACGTTCACGATACCGAGTTTCGGTTATCTGAAGAACTCGATAGAAAGACTGAACAACAACCTGAACGCTGTCGCCAACATAAACGGGGGCGGAAGCACCGTGCGTTTGAGCGACGGAACATACAGGAAAGTCCTTACATCGAAACTTCCGTCGGAGGCACCGACAATCACACGGATGAACTCCGTCAACACATTCAAGGTGAAAAGCAACTGGTTCTTTGAGAATATGATGAACCCCCTGCTGTGTGTGACGGTCGACCTCACGGGTCAAATACCGCAGTCCACGGAAAACGTGGTTGTAAGAAGATACATCCTCGACACTGACACCGACCAAAAGGAGACTTTGTTCCAATCGCAGTTCGCACAGAAACCTGACATAGACTACAACACATTCTTGCAGACCATTGTGGACAACGGAATCGGTTATGTCCTTGATGAGGAAACTGTGGCATTGCCGCCGCGTTCAAAACGATACGACGGGAAGTTCTCGGTCATAAAAATAACCAACGACACCGTGACCGAACTCGTCAACGGTGTAAGCATAACAAGGACAAGGAAACTTGTCAAACTGAACACACTGTCATACAGCGACACGCTTTCTGGTTATCCGAACACTATGCAACTTGCGGTGGGGGACTCCCTTGAAGTGAACTCCAACCCTGTTGACACAAGATATATAATCAAGCAAATCGACACCTCCACAAACACGGTGGTGCTCGAACTCGTTGAAGGTTACAGGAGCGTCAGGATGGGTTCGGATTTCTTCAAGATTTCATCACAGAAAACCGAAACCATAAACCTCGACGTGACCGTCGGGTTCAACGAGCATTGCGTTGTGTTTGTCAAACCTGTCGATTCGGATTCCAACATTATGGCGACGGAATGGTCTCCAGGAACGGGTTTTGTCACCAACAACCTCACGTTCACGTCACAGGACGGAAAGATTATGACCTTGCAGCAATACTATCAGAAAAGTGTAGTGGACTTCGGCGCTTTCCTGTTGAGTTACGCCAACGACTGGTACCCGTCCTCAAGCGAAGGTGTGACGCCTGACGCGCCTACGCTCTCACCGACAAACTTCAAGGTCGTGCAGATAAACAAACAGGTGACTGAATCCGACGACATAAACAAGATAAAGCAACTGAATGCGGAAAAGGCAAACCTGTCCGACCAAATTTCGGCAAAGGGTATGGCGATAAACGACCTGAAAACAAAAATAAACACGACAAACTATGTGTCGCCGACAATGCGAACCGCAGACATTTCCGAATTGCAGAACAAGATAAAGGACTATGAGTCGACAGTCAGCACCTACTCGTCCAAAGTAAGCGCAATATCCGCGCTGTCGGAATCAAGTTCGGTGGCGTCCGTCAGTCCGAAATTCAGAGTGCGCGGTTTTTGGGAAATGCCGCAGGAAAAATCCACACCTGCGACAGGCGCACAGGCAATCATAAAATTCAAGATAAGGTACAGATACCTCAACCCCGACGGGGCGGCGAACGCGGTCGAACAGATTGGCGACACGGCAAGCGGGACATTCTCGAACTACAATGTGATTGAAAGCGTGCTCCGTGAAAGAGTGAAGGACGCAAACGGGGTGTTCTATTGGAAACCGATTGATATGACCGACTCCGACGAAATCAACATCAACCAACTCGACATCCCTATCACAAAGGGGGAGAAGGTTGAAATCCAAGTCAAGTCCGTTTCAGAGGCAGGGTTCCCGTCGAACCCGCTCGAAAGCGAATGGAGCGAACCGATGGTGGTTGAATTTCCTGAAGAGTTCAGCACGGACAGTCCTGTGGACAGCATCCTGAAATCGAACTCCGCGGACGAAAGTCAAAGAATAGTGGACAATACGTTGAACTCAAGGGGGGTGACATCCCACGTTTCCGACTCGTTCAATGCAAACGGGGCGTCGTTCCTGCACACGGCAATGAGCATCGCTTCAGGTTTTGTCACAGACGAACAGACACCGATAAGTCTGTATCAGAAACTCGCGGATATGCAGCAGACCATAAACCAACTTGTCGAAATCATAGGAAACTCCACAGGTGTTATGTCAATGACGCTTTCAGACGAAAACGGAAACGTGTTCGACGTGAAACCCGACACCGTGACGAAGATTTATGCAGGCGCATACATCACGGAGTCGTCCAAACTCACAGTCAAGAAAGGCGCAATCATCACGAAGAACTACTCCATAAACATACACAACACTGCACAGACAGGTCTCCGCCTCATCGCGAGCATCGCGGGAAGCAGAAGCGCTATGGTGAAGGAGAGCAACCTGTACCAAAACAACGCCGTCACGGTGAGGGAAGGTTACCCCAACATAGGAACATACGACGCACAGGACAACACCTACAACACATTCTACAGATACGACCTCGTGCCTGTGAATCTCTATGCCGCAGAATCATCGGAAACGGACGGCATCGTCGTTTCAATGAACGGATACCAATCCGCGCAATGCAGAAACCAATTCATCAATATGAGGTTCAAGGACATAAGCGGCGACATCAGTCTGTACAGAAAAACGGAACCAAGCGAACTGACTGCCAGAAGCAATGATTTCTACATAGGTGACACCGAACCCATAACAGAAGACAGTTTCTTCGGCAACGAGTTCATAATGACGACAAACACGAATGAATACATAACAGAGTCGTTCATTTGGAACCCAGAATTGGGGTTCGGCACAGACGACGAACCCGTCGCCGCGTCGACATCGGTGCCGTACCACGGCAATCCGTCGTTTATGGTGCATATAGACCACCCCAGCATCGCGTCGGCGGACACTTGGTATGACAAGATAAAGGAAATGTTCTCTCTCGGAGAACAGGACAGTGGCAACGACTACTATGCAAACGTCAACGCTTCCGACGCGTATGCGGAATATATGAACAGGTTCATATTCAGACTTGCGAAGAACTTCCCGTACACGATAACAAACAACAGGAAAAACGATGTGACGATGAAGAAACAGAGAACTGTCACATCGAAGAACACAATCAACATACAGACTCCGTATGAATACTTGAGCGAGGAAATCCCACTCACAGAAAACAGAATAGAAAGCACAATCATCCCGTCCGACCAAAATGTCACGACAATCCCGATAGGAATCACGCACAAACTCGGATACGAACCGAACGACCAATACCTTCTCGGAAAGGACACCTGCACATCCTATCTGTTCCTCAATCCGCAGAACCACGCCGCCATACAGGTGGACGGTGACTCAAGAACATCGTCGAAGGTCGTCGGCGGAGGCGCTATGGTGTCGATACCCATCACATTCCAATACCGTATGACCGACTATTGGGGCAGCGGCGAAAGCGGCAACGGCAGGATACTCGGAGACAGCAGCGTGTCCACGCAGAACAAGACGAACATCAACAACATCTGTATGTCGAACAGGGTCGGTATAGACGTGTGGAACTCAAAGGACGGAGTGGTTTCCTTCGACCTCGAAATCTACGCAACCTATGGCGACACCACGACCAACATTTCGCCAGACACACTTGTCAAGTACAACGCGTCCACAATGAAAAACGCCGTGAACGGTTCAAAGAACACCGACAAGACAGTTGCGAAAACAACAGACATCATCGACATAACACCTGTCACATTGAAGAAAAAATAACACCACACCTTTATGGCACAGTTTCCACAGACACCGATTGGCGGCATAGACGATATGCTTGACAACGCATCCGAAATGCTGTTGCGCACAAATCCGAAACTCACAACCAACGTCAAACTGATGACGAACGGAAAGGGTTTGTGGATGGAAAGTTACAGCGCAGACAAGGCATTGTCCGACAGCAGGTACAAATCCGTCAAGGTGTCCCCGCTCTCGTCATACAGGAAAGACCTTGTAAGTTTCTACAACGGACTCGACAAGACGTCCGCATACGCCGTTATGGAGGAATACGACAGCGAAAGCGTGAAGGACAACTATGCCGCCCAATACGAGACCTTCTATTGGGCTGGGTGCGAAAGGATTGACTCACTCGAATACGACGAGGATATGGGGATGTCCGCCCCGCTTTGGATTTCCGACAAAATGCCTGAAATGTTCGTCATATTCAGAGTCGACGAACCTTCAATATCAAGACCGTCAAACCAATCTGAATTTGACTTCAGACGCGACATACTTGAAAAATGCACGATAGTCAGGACGTTCGACCTGACTGAAAACTCACCGATTGGAATGTACATAAGGAACTATGCCGCCGAAAAGGGGTTTCCGAAATCGCCAATCACACTGTCGTTGGAACCCGAAACCGTTATGACATACAACGGAATATCATACAAGAACGGGGAATTTACATCCGCAGTCGAACATTGCCACGAACTTCTGTATGAACACGACGACACAATACTCTCGCTCGAAAAACACATCACGGAAGGATTTGAACGGAACGGCATAGTGTGCGCAAACCTTATCAACATAGAGTTCCTTTTCGACGACAACGACGCGCAGGAATACTCCATAAACAGATACTTCGGTCTATACTGCAACGCCATAGAGGACGCACCGTTCTCACTCGACTGCGAACGCCTGAAATATATGGACAACGAATACCAAGGGAACCCGTCCAAATTCAGTCTGTACAGTCAGCGCAACCTTACCGCCGACAACACGCGCGGCGTGGTAATACCCTACACACCGCACGGGAGCATTGACAGGAACCCTTTGCAGGAAGACATAGAAAACCTCGACTGCGTGTTCTGCATAAAAGACATAGAAAATTCTATGCACGATATATCAACGATATATCAAAACAACACAATGCGACTGACAGACAAGAAGTTGAAACTGAATTTGTTGAACGGACTCATTCCGCTTGAAAGCGCAGTTCCCTGCACCTATGACACAAAACCAGTTTCCGCACAGGTGTATATGAATGTGAACAGGGACATCCCGACATACACAAAAATATCATTGTGGCAGACCATAGGCGGAGACACAAACCTCATCGGGCAAATCATATCGTCATACATCACGGACGACAACGACAACGTGTTGGACATTCAGGGTTGGTTCGACAACGACCAATTCTACGGACGCGGCGAGACTGAAAAAATCGCAGACGCGATTTGCAACTCATTCAACTCGACATTCGACACAGGGATAAGAGCGTACAGGAACGGGAGCACCGTCATACTCTCCGCCGACAACCCGTCGTCGACCTATGAATCCTACTCAATCACAATAGACGACTGCTCGGATATGGGATGCGTGACAATGGGGAACGGTGCTTTCACAGGCGACTGCACATTCGGACACCTTGTCGTCGGAAAAGACAGCATAGGTTCATTCACAATCGGCGACTATGTAAGGTCTATGTCAAGGAACGGGTACGCAAGGATAACAGCAGTCGCAATCAACACGGAGGCGCAGACAGACGGTCACGTTCTCAAATACACGGACGGCATCAAATACAACGTCCTGACAGACGAGGATGTATGCGGGGTTTCAAGGAACAACACGGTCGAGACATTCAGGGAGTTCACTCCTTCGTTTTGCAGACTTTCGTTCTTTCCTGTAAAGGACTTCAACTATTCCACATACGGAAAGAGCGTTTGGGGGGAGATGGGCGAACTCGAATATGAGAAATCCCTCATCGAGAACCTGACAACGGAAACCGAAATCGAATACAACGCGATGGACGACATAGAACCGCTCGAAAGAGTGGTGGTCGGCATAGAGGACTACACACTTGAAGTCCTGTTGGACACAGACGACGCAATCCTCCCTTTCGGGGAAGAGGACTCCTACACAGTAAGGGTCGAACAGGTCGGAGACCCTGCCGACAGCACCTATGAGGTGACATTGGATATGTCGGTGGAGAACACGCGCTCGGTCGAAAGCGAATACAACAAGATAACAAAGACAGGGTTCAACTTCGCAACGCTTTCCACATCGCTCAACAAGAACGAGGAAATTTACATAGACAACGAATACACAAGGTGCTACGAGAACTATGCGTCCCAACTTATGCTCCTCTCAAAGACCCAACCTTGGATTTGCAAATGGGTGGCGACCGACGGCACGGACATCAGGTGCAACCCCTACCGACTGAACACAAGTCCCGCTTTCGGGCAACTGTCGTTCTCGCCTGACCACAGGTCGTTCTCGCCTGACACAAACCTGTTCAATCAGGAGTGGGGGTACATATTCGACAAGGTGCCTGAAAGAATGGCAGAAGGCAACGATGTGAGCAGGATATGGAGTTACATCGGGGAAAGCGTCACAAAGGACGAAGGCGGAACCATATACGACAACGACCTCGAACGCAACCTGAAATGCACCGACCAAGATTGGTTCGACACATATTTCAAAAGGGACTACCTGATTTACGGCGGGGAGAACGACGACACGTTCGCAGACACGCTCGACTATGTGAAGAAATACACTAACTTCACAGGAGGAAACGACAATGTGAGCAGTTCCACATTCTTTATGGGTACAAAAATAGAAATCATAGAGAAATCCGATTGGTCGGAGGAGGTGTCCAACAACCTCGCCAACATAAAGAAACTGTATGGCGGCAAGATGAACGGTTACAGGTTCACGGCGGTGCTTGTCCCGATTTCCGTGACGGACGCAACCGCCATAGGGGACATAAAGACCAAAGTCATACGCAACGACGTGTTCAAGTTCGTTGTGTTGGTCGTATATGTGGTAAGGCAATACAACGACGCGATAGACGTCATCGCGGAGGACGAACCCGAACAGCACAGCATATCCATAGACACCATCAACAGATATGTGCTGTATTCGCCGCAGGACAATGTCCTGAACGTGGAGAACACCACGCCGATAACTATGCTCGGCGTAGGAAAGATAACGTCAATCATAAAGGAAAGCGGGCAACTGTACACCATATACGGGGAGAACACGAACTTCACAAACGATTTCATACCGTATACAGACCACAACACAATAAACGATGTGCCATACAACAAGGAATTGGTACTTGTGAGAAACTACCATTCACAGTCGCCGACCAAGTTCTTTTCCACATTCGTCATACAGGACGTCATATCAGACACGCAAATGACAGCGGTGCTCGACAGCGACACGCAAAACCCGTTCTCCGCATACGGGAGGATTCTCAACCTCCATATCCCTATGTGGAACCAAGACGTAGTCTGCTTCTACACGAATACGGACGCAAACGAACCGAGACTCGACACATCGGCATACTTTGTCGCCAACTGCGACTATGCACAGTTTGCAAGCGCGCTCAACAGATGTGTGTTCGGTTCCATATTCCACGACATCAACGTGATGCAGAAGGAAAACGTGGTGTATGAACTCGTGGACAAGGACGGCGTGCTGCACACAAGCGAAGGTGAAAACGCAGAGTACCCATACGCAATTATGTTTGTCAAACCGAAGGACAACGCAAAATACAACTACCTGACAATGAAGTTCGACGGTCAGACAATCGACTACGCGATAATTGCGAACTCCGCATTCCCTATGTTCAGGCACGGATGGGACTTCACACCGCACAGGACGGAAATACTCAAGTTCAAAGACCCCTATATAGAAGGGATAACAGGTCAACTTTCACCGCACAGGAAATACCTGCTTGAGTCATCAAGGCACAAAAACACCTGTTTCGCCTCAACGTACAAATCGTTCGCGACGCTTGCACTCGCGTTCCACAGGGCGAACGACAGAAACAGCAATGTGTTCAGACTGAAGGAGGGCGACAGACCGCTCTACCCAGTAAGCAACAAGTTCGCAATCGGAACAAGGTCTTTCAACGTGTTCAACTCGCCTTGGGACGCGGGGCACTACACGACCACGCTTTCGGAAATCAGCGAGGTGGAATCGCACGGGACTCTTTCAATGAAGGAGCACAAGTCGTTCCTCGCGACGACCTCTATGAAAACGCCAGACACCATAACACTCGAAACATTCGTACCGTCTGAAACCGAAACCGACAACGCGACCTGCATCCACGAGGAACGCAACGGGAACGTCGTGTTCGACCTCCTCGTGGAGAAACGCCTCATAATGTATTTCAGGCAGCACCTCGAAAGCGTGTTCGCCGAATACATAGCGGTCGAATACTCCTACGGGGACAAGACGACCATCGACGACGACATCGAGGCGTACATAAGGCAGAACCTCCTTTCATTGTACAAGTTGGAGGAAATCACATTCTATGTGAAGGAAACCACGTCCGACACCCTTGTATATGACTATTCGTTCATAGACAAGTCCGACAATATGAAGAGACGCAACGGTCTGAAACAGGACAAGTCGATTGGACTGAAAACAACCCCGCAATCCGTTTTCGACAGGCGCATAACATTCAACACCAAACCAAAAAGGACTTACTCGTTCGGAATGTCGGTCAGGATAACAAGAAGGTGAAAATTAAACGCAGGCAAACCGCCTGCGTTTTTCATTTTGGAATTATCGCTTTTAGTCTTGTATATGCAGGTTGCAACCGTCTAATCGTCGCAATCGCAAAAACCCGTGGCGATATGCTCACCGCAATACGGGCAGTTATGGTTCCGACCACCTTTAACCAAAAGCGTGTGTTCGGTCATAAAAGTACCGCAATGCGGACATCTTGTTATCCTTACGGACAGGTCTTCACCTTTACGCCCGTGATACAATGCCTTCTGCTTTTCTTCAGGCAAACTATGCAAACATTCTTCTGTCATATCATTTCACCAATTTATCTGAATATATTTGAATATAATGGAAACCAATTCACCAATCAATCCTATATCGAAAATCCAAATGCACATTCACAACCAATGGTAAAATATCAAACCGAACAAACCATATACAATCATTCAAACCAACCAACCTATGTCCAAACCAATCAATCTTATATCGAAATTCCAAACCAATAAAACAGATACAGACCATTCAGACTATCCAAACCATCCAACCATACAAACATCCAAAAAAAAAATATCAAAGCAAAAAAAAAAAAACAATTCAAAAAAGTGGACCAAAAAAAAGGCAGACAACCAGGCATATTACTGATATAATTAGAATTTGGAGATTTTGCTTGTAACATTCCTTTTTTCAATTTGATATATGTTGCGTTTATGTGTGATATATCATTGATATATCGTTTTTTGTTTTTAATATGCAGTTTGTGTATTTTTCTACGTCTTGTGTAAAAAATGTCCTTCTTTTTGTTATATTAAAACAAATCAAATATTTCAGAATATGGCAAAAACACAGTTAATCAAAATGGACGGCGTCATAACGGACGACCTGTCGAACTGCAAGTACAAGGTTGTGCTTGACAATGGAAAGGAACTCATCGCCTATGTTTCAGGCAAGATGCGCAAGAACAACATCAGGGTTATGCCCGGCGACTCGGTTACAATCGAAATCAGTCCCTACGACCTTGACAACGGACGCATTGTTTACCGCAAGAAAGTGACGCAGGATGAGAATACTGAATGTTAAATGGCGGAATTTCGCAGGGTGGGGGAACTCTTGGCGTGAGATAGACTTTGAGAAGCAGAAGGGTCTGACATTGCTGTGCGGTCGCAACGGCGCAGGAAAGTCGAGCATTCCGAACCTGATTGTATATATGCTGTACGGTCAGGTTGACGGTTTCACGCAGAAAAGCATCCCAAACAGGGTGAACAGGCATTTCGAGGGCGTCATAAGCATTGTCGCCGAAGGTCGTTCCGTCGTGATACGGAGGGGTCTTATGCCGAGTGTGTTTGCGGTGACTGTCGACGGCGAACCAATCGACACGGCAGGCAAGGCGAATGTGCAGGCGTATCTTGAAACGGAAATATACAAGACCCCGTATAACATATTCAAGAACACCATCGCGCTTTCTATGGACACCTTCAAGTCGTTTGTGAAATTGTCGCCGTCTGAAAAGTGCGAACTCATAGACAGGATATTCGGGTATTCCATCATCAACACCGCCTCCGCGAAGGCAAGGGAGTGTGTGAAGGAAATCAAGTGCAGAATATCGGAAGGAGAGTCCTCGATAGAGGGGTACAACACAACCGTGTCCGAAATGGAGCGACGCATATCCACTATGGTCAATCGCCAAAACGAGGCGAAAGACGAACCTGACGAGACCAATGCGTCCGACATTGAAGGTCTGATAACCGAAAGCGTGAGGGACTACAACAGCATTGAGGAAACGATAAGAACGCTTGAAGGTATGCGTTCCGACAATGCGATGAGCATTTCGGGTTTCCGTTCCGAACTCAAGCAGGTCGGGGACAAAATAAAACTTTTCGAGAGCGGCAAGTGCCCGCTTTGCGGTTCAGACCTCAACACACAGGAGCACATTGAATACGCGAACACGCTGAAAGACGCTTCAAAAAACCTGACGGACAACATTATGAAATTCGGAAAGCGGGAAAAGAAGATTGGGGACAAACTCGACATTGCTGTTTCAAAGAAAAAGGATATTTGGGACAGGATAAACTCGTTGAGGATAGAGAAGGCGAAACTCGAATCAAGGCGAAAAGAACGCGATTTGGGGTATGAAGAGCAGATTTCCAACCTCCGTGCTATGTGCGACGAGATACACGCCAAAATCGCCCCGAAACAGTCCGAAATAGACAAGGACTGCAAGCGACTTGAAGTGATGAACACAGTATGCGGCGTGTTTTCAAACGACGGTCTGAAGCAGTATATTTCGGACATCTATGTCCCTATGATAAACGGATATGTCGAGGGCGCCTGCACACAACTTGGGATAAACTACAGGATTGTCTTTGACACAGGGTATGCGTGCTCTATCTGGTCGCTTGGCGAGGAGGTTCCCTACAGCACCCTTTCCACAGGCGAGCGGAAGAAGGTTGACATTGCCGTGACACTCGCTTTCCTGCAAATTGTCAAGAGCAGGGTGCCTGACATAAACATACTTTTCCTTGACGAGGTTCTGACCAACATAGATGTGGAGTCCTGCAACGATATGCTCCGCATTTTCAAGAAGTTTGCAGACGACAACGGGTTGAGCATATACATAGTGCACCACGCGAACCTCGATTCCGTCTATGCCGACAATGTGGTGGAGATTGAAAAGAGGAACGGGTTCTCGAATTTTGTCGGTGAATGAGAATATAAATAATACATTCTAATATCCATTCTGATATGATTAAAAAATTCTGCACGAAACACGGCATCGAATATCTTGGGGAATGTCCCGAATGCGCTTGCGATGCCGAACCGAAAGTTGAAACCAAAACGGAAAGTGCGCCGAATAAAAAGGCATTGAAACCGAAAAGGAAAAACAAACCGAAAGGGCGTGATGTCTATACAGGTTCCTACGATGAGAAACTCAAGGCGCTGATGGACAAATGGAATCATAAAAACTGAAGTATTTGTATTTTTGTAATTGCTTGATTTATCGTTCTTCGGAACATAAACCAACTCCCTGCCACGCAACGCCCGCAAATTTCCACTCCCTTCGGGGAGTGGAAGGCAGGTCGCCTGAAAAACAAAACTGAAACAGAGATGATACTGATAGAGAACAGGGAAAACAGGACTCCGTATGTGGACGTGTACACCTACAATATGATTAAACGGTTCACTTTCAACGCCTGCACGGTAAAGAAGGATGTGGACGAGGGGGTATATGTCGTGACCACAAGCGACAATGACTATTTTGTGGCGGCGTTCCCTGTGAAGGGGACTGCCTATATGCAGCAAACAAACGAAACAAGCGACAATATAACCTTCGTCTAATCCGTTTTTATGGCAATACCGAGAAACATAATAATACCCAATGCGGAACGCAGCGACTACACCTGCCTTGTCCGTACGCAGAACGGTGTGTATGACAGAAAGGACATCCATACAAAGGTGTCCCGTGCGGACGGGAAGAAAACCACAGTCCTGATTGACGTGAACACAGGCGAAGTTCTGTACACAAGGAGCAGGAACCTTGTGTCCGAACAAAATTCCAAATTCCACATTTACTCCACCTGCACGGATTTCGCAAAAAGCAAGAACGTGCCCCGTGTGAAGGTGAAGTCGGAAGGCAGGCACATCATAGACCTGATAAAGGAACACAGGAACTATTTGCAGTGTTCCACAGGTTCGACACACAGGACAAGGGGAATCATCGCAGTCGACATAGACCGTATGTGCGGATGCGGTGATATGGATTCCATAAGGCGCGAGATAGAGGAGAGGTTGTGTGTGTGCGGCGACTTGGGGGTGCCTATGCCGAGTTCATACCAAGTGCACAAGACAAACGGGCACGTCCAACTGTTTTGGGTGCTTGACAATGAAATCACGATAAACGAAGTGAAGACGGTCAATGTGGACTGCGGAGGCGAGAAGAAAGCGGCGTATTCATTCATAAAGAATGAAAATTGGGGGCGGTACATCAACGCTATGCGTTTCCTTTCCACTGTTCTCGGAGGCGACCCGCAGTTCACAGGATGGCAGATTAAGAATATGTTCTTCACGCCTGACGTGAACGAGATGGTGTTCTTCGGGGAGTTCTGCACGATTTGGAGGAACGGTGACTGTTGGACTGAAACGGAACCAACCAAAGTGGAAACCTGCACCTTTGAAAGCATAGACTCGGTTGTGGATGTGTTTATGACAAACCCGTCGGACGAACTTTTGGACAACCTGATGGAGATTGTGTCAAAGCACGGCGGTTCAAGGGACTCGGTTGTTTTCGGTCTGAAAATGTGCAGCGGTTTCAGGATGAGCGCGGACGCAAAGTCTTTCTACAATGTCAGCGAAAGCGACGTGGATGAGTCCTGTGACGCAAATTTCAGGGTTGACGCCGAAATGGTCAATATGGGTCGCAACCAATTCGTGAGAATGAAAACGCTTGAGGTGATACGGAGAAAACAAGGGAAGGTCTCAAGGGAGTGGTGCTACGCTGTCGTCAAAAGGGAATTTGACAAGGCGGTCAGGGACGGTATAATCAAGGGAACCTTCGACCACGAGAGGGAATATACGGAGTCCGATTTCGACAGGGATTTCGACAGCACCTATGACTACGGGGTGAACAACTACAAGAGTATGCAGTGGAGCGATGAACAGCGTGACACCGCCGCAAAGACAAACCGCTCTAAAAAGACAAGGAAACTCGCGCTTTTGATTGGCATACTTGAGGAACATCCGAACCTTATACGCAACACGGCGAAAAACAACAGGGAAATCATAGATATTTTCAAGGAATTGTATGACATTGAGATAAAGACAGTCAACACCGTTTCCAATTACAAGCGCGAACTTAAACTGAAGGACAAGCAGAAAAAAGTCGGCAAGCGTAACTACCGTTCAATCGCCAAACGCAGCGAATCTTCCGAAGAGTATTACGAAAGCGTGAAGAATGTATATGACAGACTCCTCGATTTCGGTTTTTTCGGTGATGTCGCGGGACGCGACACTTGGAAAAGGCGTGTCAGCAGCATAGGCGGAAACGATGTTTACAGGATTTACAGGGAAAGTTACAGTTTTTCATACAACAAATGTTTATATGAACCGAAAGGAATACTTGAAACACCAAGATATACTTGGAGTAGCGAAACATATATGTTTTCCTCAATGGGATGTTGGAACAAAGAGCGTTTCGACGGACGAGACGCTTGCGGGGATTTACAGGGAGAGATGCCAAAACACTCCCCTGCACCACCTCTATCCGAAAGGGACGACCTATGTGGGTGTCCCAGCCAACGACCACCACTTCACGACGGCGTACCATTATGACTATGTGATACCTGTCATACTCGACCTTTTCGGGATGAAGTTCGATAGGAGTGACTATGAACTTACTTCCTATCTGTTGAGGTATCCGACAAGCGAACATCCTGACACGCTTCACGATTTTTCATATCTGAAACCGAAGTTCGAGACCTCATACCACCTGTTTGACTACTTGGCGCAAAAAGGCAAGGATATGAACACACTGTTCAGGGAGTACGGGGACTATGACTGCGTGTATGACAAGAATTTCGGAGACACGGAATACCACCGCTTCCTGTATTGCGCCCACAGCGTCGCGAAGATAACCAACAACAATCTTCCATACGGCAAAGACCTCATCGTTTCCTGCGACTCGCAGATGGTGCCCGCCATACCGATTCTGATAAATTATTTCAGGAGCATAACTATGCTCGACAACAGGTATGGAAAAGACATACGCAGCGTTTGGTTGGACGAACATTATGACTGCGCCCTGTTCGCCCATTTCTCGATGGAAAACGCAAACGAGTGGAGGTTCAACTGCAAGATGTTTTGGAATTTCGGCATTGATGTGTATTTCTGATTTCCGCATTTTTTTCAACTGCCTGTCAAAAAGTACATCTTTTTTGTTATATTAAATGAAACGGAAGTACATTTATGGCGACAAAATGCAACATAGTTATTGAAAGAGGCGACGAAACCGCATACCTGTACCATCATTACGACGGTATGCCGGAGCGCGTGGGTGCGGAACTCGAAAAGTTCCTCGCACAGACATCCAACAGTCAGATGACGCCGAACAGCGTGTACAAGGGATTACGCTATCTTTACGGAGACGGGTATGAGTTGACCGACGGAATACACGGGGACATCGAGTACCTGTACACAATAAAGATAGAACCTTCTCTGCAAGAAGTGCTGTTGAGGTGTGACGAGGTTTCGGTTGATTGGACTTCTATGTCTATGTTTCACGCAAACAACACTTGGGTAAAGAAGTACGAGCGTGTGTTCCCGTTCGTCGACAGGAAGTCAAACAACGGGATGTACACCAAAGGTGATTTGAAGGATATGCGTGTCAGGTTGAGGTGCGACATTGAAGTTCCTGTCGTCGGCAGTGCGGTTTACAACGAGTGCCCCGACGAGATTGCGATTGATGAGAAGCGTTTGAAACGTATGCTGATTGACGCGTTTTCAGGGGAAATCATTGCGAACACAAAAATAGAAATAAAAAAATAGGAGTATGAATAAACCAGTTTGGATTAAATTCGGTGTGGAGAATGAAACCCACACAATCAATCTCGACAATGTTATAGACATAAGGTTCGAGAAAAACACAGACAAGGATTCTTCTGTGGAGATACGATATGCGGACAGAACATACACCATTTTCAAGGGCGGTGTAAACGCGATGGAAGCGTTTTACAACAAGGTTGTCAACGGAGTCAGTATGGTGTGTTCTTTCTATGACTGCGACAACAATCCGCAGGTGAACGGAAAACTTCCAAACCTCGACCAATGTGTTTTGATTACTGAAAACGAGGAAAATAAAACAATAACAAAATTATAAGCGATATGAAAACCTATAAGTACATTGTGAACGAGAAAAAGCGCACCGTGGTGTGCCTTCTCACTGTTACGAAAAAAGACGACGGCATTGAAAACACCGAACTTTACCGTGGCATTGCCAAATGCAACCCAGATGACACATTTGACGAAGAGGCGGGCAAGACGCTTGCAAGACGCAGGGCGATTCTTTCGGAATGCGAGTATGAACTCAACAAACTCGATTGGCGTTGGACTGACGAGGAAATCGAGAACTACCTGACTACGGTCACACGGGCAAAGAACTGCAAGCAATATCTCCGCCGCAAGATTCACGAGTTGAAAGTGGAGATAAACAAAACAGTCCGTCCTGAATAATATATCACCGATATATCAATGAACTCCAATGACGATGAAAACAAACCGAAAGAACAGGACGACAGACCGACAGAACAGGACGGCAGACCGATAGTCCACAAGTGGAAACCCTGCGACGGGTTTTGTTGGGACTGCGAGCGGCGCACTTGGTGTTGGGCGTCCTGTACCGGGGAGCAGAATGAGTTCGGAAATTAAAACAGAAAACAATGAGTCTTGATTTGTACATAAAGAAAAAAACTCCAATCATAAAGAGTGGAACAGGGGTGTATGCCCGTGAGAACGGGCGGATGTTTGAACTGAAGACCGTAAACGAGGTTATGTCGAGGTTTCCGAACACCGACCCCTCCTCTATAAAGGTTGAGGAATACGAAACCGATGAGTATTTTCACACGAACCTGACGCACAATCTGTGCGAGATGGCAGACCATATACCAGTCGGCGGGAATTTCACGGCGTACCATCTGCTGTGGCATCCTGAAAAGATATACGGCGACCCCGATGTGAAAAAGCGCAATGAGGAATGGGACTACACTGAAGAGGGATGGCATTTGCGCGAGGATTATGTTTCACGGGTTGAGGAGGCGATGAAGTATGCGATGAAGCACGAAAAAATGCTGTCGAAGTACAACCCAGACAACGGTTGGGGGAGTTATGAACAGTTGAGGAACGCATTGTGTGAACTGTTCCAAGAGTTATACCCGATAGAAGATATGGACGAATACTACATCGTGGCAAGCGTGTAACTGATGAGCAGTATAGAACTTTTGAAAAAGATAATCGGATTCGACAAGGATTGGTGTTACCAATACCAACGCAGGATTGACACTTTGGCACAGGACAAGGTGCGGTATGGTTGGGACGACGAGTACATTAGGAACATAAAGTTGTCCGACTTTGAGTTTATGCCTCTTGAGAGTGCCGCAGAAAAGGCGTCCGCCACAGAGTTCATAAAACGCTATGAATGGTTGGGCACGGTCGGCAGTTATCCGACACATTGGTTCGGTGCCAAATACAAAGGGATTCTCGGAGGCGTTGTCATAATGTCTATGCCGAACTCGTTCAGCACGCTGCTCGGTGAAAGGACGAGGAAAATCGAACGCCTCATATCAAGGGGCGCGAGTGCAAGTTGGACTCCGTTCAACCTCGGAAGCAAGTTCCTTATGTGGTGCATAAGATATATGGTCGACAACACCGACTACAGACTTTTCACCTGTTACAGCGACACGCAGGCGAAGGAGAAGGGTTCCATCTACCAAGCGCTTAATTTCTATTATCTCGGAAAGGACAGCGGGGCGTCTGTAAGGTGCGTAAACCCCTACAACCCGTCGAAGATAGTCACCGACAGAGCGTTCAGGGCGAGGAGTTTCTATAAGAGATATGCGAAGGACTTGGGTATTGTGTGGCAGAAGAATTGGAACAACGACCAAAGGATGCTGTGGGAGAATGTGCCCGACGACATAGAGAGAAAACTGCGAGAGTATTCAAAGGATATGTATGAGAAATCGGTGAAGTTGAAGTTTCCTCCGAAGCACAAATACGCATTTGTTCTCGGACGGGACAAACGCGAGACCAATGCCCTGCGGAGAGAGTTTCTTGAGCGCAACAAGGTGTATGAATACCCGAAGGAAAGGGTTGTGGACAATGTGGAGTTCGACAATGAATACAACGAGATTATATCAGAGAGCGACAAGTATGACAAGTCGCACAGACTGTTTTGAAAAACAAAAGCGATATGAACAAAGACCTTGAGAAAAAAATAAGAGACAAAATAGAGGAGTTGAATGCAACCTACACCAAGTACCACAACTGGGAGCAGGGAACCAAGATTATGATTAACTCGTTCTACGGCGGACTTGGCAACCAATATATGTATTTCTTCAACCCCGACCTTGCGGAGTGCATCACGAAGCAGGGAAAGAACGCAATCCTGTATGCGGAGAGTCATATCAACGATTACTTCCTGAATGAATGGCACAAGGACGTCGAGGTTCACAAAAGACTTGGCGTCACCGTACACTGCCCTGTGAAAAAGCAGGTGACTGTATACATTGACACCGATTCGGTGTATTCCCAACTTGAGGAGGTCATAGCGACGACCGATTGGGGGATAGGCGACAACCCGAATTGGAAAATCACAATCAAGAAAAAGGGGGAGAAAGACCCCTATATAACCAATTTCTGCGGAAAGAAGTCGAGGGAATATGTGGAGGATTATTTTAACGTGAGAGACGACGATGTTGAGTTTTACAACATAGAACTTGTAAGGGGTGAGGCGAAGGACTTTGCCATCAGACTCGACGACGTGTTCTTGTCTGATTATTTCAAGAGGATTTTTGACAGTTATGCCGCCGCCATAAACGGAAAGAACTATCTCAACTTCGAGTTGGAGACTTATTCCGACGCAGGCATTTGGTTGTCAAAAAAGAAATACATACAGAATGTTCGGTGGACTGACAATATGCCGAGGCACGACATTCTCGACAATTTTTCAAAAATCAAGTCGAAGGGAGTCGAGTTGATACAGGCGTCGAGTCCCGCGTTCGCAAGGGAGAAACTCGCGGAAATCGTGAAATGGATTTTCGAGCACAACGGACTTGACGGGAATATGAAGGCGTTGTCGCTTGAGTTGAAGAACATAAAGCGTGTTATGAAAGGCGCCCCGATAGATTCAATCTGTTGGAACAAGAAAGCGACGGGTTATATGGAATGGGTGCTTGACGACACGAAGGAGTTTGTTATGAAGAAAGGCGCCCCCGCCACCACCAAAGGTATCGCATATTACAACTATATGCTCTACCACTATCCGGAGTTCAAGTCACGTTTCAACCGACTGACGGAGGGTAGCAAATGCAAGTATTATTACTGCAAGGGGAAGACCTGCGACTTCTTTGCCTTTGAACCCGGCAACTATCCTATGCCGTTTGCACCTGAAGTCGACATCGACGTGATGTTCGAGAAAATCATCCTCGCTCCGTTGAACAGAATCATAGAGGCGCTCGGTCACAGACCGTTTGACAAAGACCTCGTTGTTATAGACTCAAAACTTTTTTAATTATGCTGCTTGACTACATACAAATCGGACAAACCATAAGCGTGTCCTATTACGGAAAGGACGGAAAGACGCATATCAAGGACATTCAAATTCCTGACGACCAATTCTTCAACTGGAAATACTGTTCCTCCCAAAACAGCAAGGAACGAGACCCGAACAGGGTGAGTTGGGATGACAAGGCGGTGAAGAAAGCGTTTATTCCGTATCAGGAAACCTATACTGACAAAACGAGCGGAAAGAAAAGGTCGAGGACTGTCAACAGTCTGTCCATTTTCAGGATTGCCGAAATCATAGACGACCTACCGAAGGACGAATATGACGAGATTTTCGAGTACAACCTTCCGCGGACATTCTTCGTCGATATTGAAACAGGAATCGACAACGAACTGACGGTGAAGGAGTCTGCGGTGCAGACAAGGAAACCGATAACTGTAATCGGCATAGCGACGCCTGAAAAGGACGTGATTGTGTTGAGTTCGGAAAAAGACCTTACCGCAAGGGAGAAATCGGAGATACAGTTCGATATGGACAACCACACGAAGCATTACGGGGCGAAGTTCAACTTCAGGTTCAAGTGCTTCGGTTCCGAAGTCGCGATGCTGAAATACTTTCTTGGGAGTATGGTGTCCAAGTTCCCTATGATGACAGGTTGGAACTTCATCGACTTTGACTGGAAGTACATCATCAACCGCTCGACAAAACTCGGTATCAAAGACCCCGTGAAGTTGGCGTCCCCCATCGGGGAGGCGGTCGGGAAAGACCCGAAGTTCCCCGCACACGTCGGCGTGATTGACTATATGCAGGCGTATGCAAAGTGGGACACAAGCATACAGCAGAAGGAAAACCTGAAACTCGACCAAGCGGGAAGCGATGTTCTCGGTGTGAAGAAGGTTTCGTATGACGGCACGCTCGACGACCTGTACGAAAAGGACTTCAAGAAATATGTCTATTACAATGTGATTGACTGCGCGTTGGTCGCTATGCTGCACGACAAACTCGGTGTTTCGGCAATCGGAAACACACTGACCTATATCGCCAAATGCCCGACTATGCGTATGTTCTCCCCTGTGTCCCTTACAGAAAGCATTATGGCGAGGGACTACTATGCGCAGGGGAAGGTTCTGCCTGTCGTGGAAATGAACTCCGTGCAGCAACCCTATGACGGGGCGTATGTGAAGAAACCCGAAGTCGGGTTCCACATCAACTGTATATGCAACGACTTCGCCTCCCTGTACCCGAATATCATCAGAGAGTTGAACTTGAGTCCCGAAACGCTTGTGGAGAAACTTCTGGAAACCGACATAGCGGGCAAGACAAGACGTCTTGAAGAAGGGTATATCGTGTCGGAGAGCGGTTGCGTGTTCAAACAAGACCCCGGTGTCTTCAGCACGCTTGTCGGTCGTGTCTACAATCAGAGAAAGTCGTACAAGAAAACCGCGGTGCAGGCGAGCATCAAGGCGAAACTGCTCGAAGACCTTTTGAAGCGGACAGACCTGACCGACGCTGAAATAGAGTCGGAGTATGAAAAAATCATAAGTTAGAAGTTAAAAACGAAAACTTTTTTGTTATATTAAATATATCAACGATATATCAACTTAAATCAAACCAAAACAATATGAAATCTTCCTTTAGAATGAAAGATTGCAGCAAAAGCGCGCTGCAAAACATCATCAAGCAGATGATGATTGTCGACAAGTACATCAACATCCGTATCACGGAGAACTTCGTGGATTCTTCCTCCTACCTTCCCGCCCACGACGTCGTGAAGTATATGAGGATTCCGAACAACACTTTGTTCAGCAATCCATACGACCTCGACAAACCAATCCGTATGTCGTTCCTGACAGGCACGAAACTCCTTATTCTCTTGAGTCAGTTCGAGAGCGACGAGACCATTGACCTTGATGTGCATTATGACGCGCAGACCGACGGTGACGAATACTATGCAATGAAAGTCGTCCTTGTCGGAAAGAACCTTGAAATCACGGAAGTGTGCGCCGACCAACGCTATGACAGCATCAACATCAAACCGATTCCCGACGACACAATGGCACGCCTTCTCGACACAAGCGGCAGCGTGCTCGATTTCCGTATCACGAAGGACGACCTCCGTTCCATCAAGTCACTCGGAACAATCGACAAGGACTGCAAGCGTTTTGAATATGTCGTGAACAACGGCGAGGTTTCAATCCGCGAGCGCAGCGACTATGACGTGGAAGACAGCGTCATCTACAACAAGGTCATCACGAATGTTGAGGGTGCTGACGATGAAAAATATCTCTGCAACAAAAACGTGTTCGGCGTGATGAACCATTCAGGCGACTATGACGTTCAGGTCTGCATTGGCGAACCTATCAGCAAAGTTGTCTATACGCACAATTCGGACGCGCTTACAATCAACGTAATCGCCTGTATCTAAAAGGTATGATTGCAGTAAACAACTATATCATTGTAAGGAAGGATTCAGATGCACTTATGAAGGGCGGCATAATCTTGCCGTCCTTTCGTGAGCGCAACGGAGAGGTAGGGTTCCCGTTCAGCGGGGTTGTGGAGTCTGTCGGGGATTTGGTTTCCGACATCCACACAGGCGACCACATTGTGTTTGACGACCTTTGCAGTCCGTGGGTGATAGACGACGAGGACAACAACAGTCTTATCCTTATAATGAAAGACACCGATATAATTTGCATTTTGAATGGACAGTAATTTTGTCAAGTATGTTTTGCAACACGGAGGACTTTTGAAAAAACTTCAAATCCCTGTGGAGATGTCGGAGGGACTTGGTTTGTGCAATCCCTCCGTTTTTGTTGACGGCGACAGGGTTGTCGCCAACATAAGGAGGGTGAACTATATGCTGCACCTTTCGCCGTCGCACAGATGGAACTCGGCGTTCGGTCCCACGAACTACCACCATCCCGACAACGACGTGAACCTGCGTACGGAGAACTATGTCTGCGAACTCGACAGCGACCTCAACATCATAGACGGCAGTGTCAGGCACGTCGACTATTCCAAATTCAATACCGACGCGAAATGGAGTTTTGTCGGCGAGGAGGACGCGAGGGTTGTGAGATGGGACTGGAAGATGTTCCTTACAGGTTGCCGCCGTGACACCGAAAACACAGGGAAGTCAAGGATGGAATTGAGCGAAATTGACGAAAACGGAGTTGAAGTGTCACGCTCAAGGATACCTGCGCCGTTCAACGACGACGCCTATTGCGAGAAGAATTGGATGCCTGTCGTCGGCGAACCCTACACCTATGTGAAATGGTGCAACCCGTTGCAGGTTGTGAAATACGACCCTGTTTCAAAAAAGACCGAAGAGGTTGTGCTGAACAAATACACCATCGAGTGCAAGGGGGAACTCTGCGACCTTCGCGGGAGCAGTCAGGTCATAGATGTGTGCGGGTACAGGATTGCCCTTGTGCACGAGGTCAAACTTTGGTACAACCGATACGGTGAACGGGAGGCGAGATACTATAACAGGTTCATTGTTTGGGACGAGTGTTGGAACATCGTCACGCTTTCGGACAGGTTTCTGTTTATGGGGTTCCCAATCGAGTTCACAACAGGACTTGCGTACAAGGACGGGATGTTCATAATACCGTTCAGCGTGCTTGACAACGCCGCGTTTGTCTGCAAAGTGAAAAAGGACGCTATATTCAAATATCTCGGACTTCCCTGCGGAGGTGCGGAAGAGCATTCAGGCGAACTGCTCGGAACCGACAAAGACCTGTATGCCTTTGTTATGGACAGCACAAATCCCCACCTTTCATACAACATCGGTCTGCATTATTTTTCGGAAAAGCAGTGGTGCGGCGCCCACGCGTTTTTTATGCACGCCGCCGAACTGTCCGCGGAGAACAGGGGAATGTTCAGGGACGTGGGGTATGACGCATTTTATATGGCGCAGAAATGCCTTGAGTTCGCAGGTCGGAGAATCGAGAAAATGATACGCCAATACGCCCAACTGATAGATTGGGATTCCTCAAGGTGCGAGGCGTACTATGAACTGTCGAGGGTGAACTACGGCGGCACCGAAAACCGAGGGGACTATTATACCGCACTTGGGTATGCCTCTGTCGTGAGGGACAAGGTTTCTGAAAATATGAAACTTGTACGGGGTTTTTGGGACGTTCTCCCTGTGAAGAATGTGATGGACAGGTTTCTTATGCAATACTATATATGCTGCTACAGATGCGGCAAGGACTATGTCGCCGTCGACGGTCTGAAGAACCTCATCGAAAACGGCAGCAAGGACGTAAGCGACTATATAAAATCACTTGGACTTTCATTATGATTTCACTTGCAAAACTTGTTTCGCAGCACGGCGTTGTGAAAATGATTGACACCCACAGCGTGCATAGTCTGAACAACGGCATAACAAACCCCTCCATATTGAAACACAAGGGAAAGGTTGTTATGAGTTTCCGCTCGCCGAGTTACACCTTCCTGTCGTACAGGTTCCACAACCCAAACGACAGGAACATCGTGTACTATCCTGAAAACAGGAGCGACATACCCGTTCAGTTCACATCATACAACTATCTATGCGATTTCGACACACAGACGCTTTCTGTCACCGACAGCAGGGATGTGCTGTGCGATTTCGACAGGAACGGGGGCGAACTCTACAGAGGGTACGAGGATATGCGACTTTTTTCGGACGGGGACGACCTTATGTGTTCGGCGAGCGTGTTCAAGGATTGGTCGCATATTGATATGACTGTTGGAAAAGTCTTCGGCGATGGAGTCAGACACAGGTTGAGCATAACAGGCGTTGAGAAGAATTGGATGCCTGTTCTCGGACGACCGAATGTGTTTGTCCATACCGTCCCCAATGTTGTGATAGACACGGGCGGCGGCAACGTTTCGTTTGTCCGTGACGGGGACAGTACTATGAAATACAGCGGTTCCACCCAACTGCATCCATACAAAGATGGTTATATCGGTGTGTGTCATAAAAGGTTCCAACATTCCTGCATAAAGGCGGTTGGTTGGGGGTATTTCCACAAGTTCGTTTATTGGAACTCGGAACTTGAAATCGAGGCGGAGTCCGATTGGTTTTCGTTCGCCAATCTTCCGATAGAGTTTACTTGCGGTATACTGATAGAAGGGAACGACGTCATACTCCCGTTCAGCGTGTTCGACAACGCCTCGTTTGTTATGAAGTTCGACGTTTCGCTTATCGAGAATATGCTGTATGGGACGAACATTGTGTCAAGGGACTATGGAACCAATCTCCTGAACGGCGCTTTGCGTATGAACACCGAAGAGAAGGTTTCGGAGGTTGTCTGCTCGCACATATTGCATTGTTCCGACAACCCAGCCGCGAAGACCGCCTGTTATGCCTATCTCGCCACGTTTATGCCGCCAAGGACATCAATGGAACTTTATACAAGGTGCCTTTGCGAGGTGAAGAAAATAGACATACGTCACGGCAACCATTTTCCGCAGGCGTTGGTGGCGCAGGATTCTATAAGAAACCAAATTTCAGTTTTTTTTGAAAACGAGTGAAAACAAAATTTCCATTATATTCAAGAAAAAAAAACAAAAAATATATTAACGATATATCACTATGAAGAAAATAATGAAGTCCAACGAGTTCATCAAAGAACAGAAGAAAAACTTTTCAATCAAAAAGGACGGCAAGACTTATTGGGTGAGTCGTTCAATCGCGGTTCTCGGTCTTGTCATCGCAGAGAGGGGTGGTGAACACTATATCCTCGTGAACAAGAGGGGCGACGGTTGCCCTGACTTCAACGGTATGTGGAACATCCCCTGCGGGTATCTCGACTACAACGAGACCACGAAGGAGGCGGTCTCACGCGAGATTTGGGAGGAGTGCGGTGTCAGAATCGAACCGTCGGCGTTCACCTTGTACAGCATCAACGATGACCCGCACGAAGGTGAGTCGCAGAATGTCACAATCCGCTATGTGGCGAGGGTTCCTGAAAGCGTTATGGACATTCCGTTGAACAACGGCAATTCGGAAAAGGACGAGGTTGACGGCATTATGTGGATGAATGTGAACGACATCGAGAACTATGATTGGGCGTTCAACCACCGCTTTTTGCTGCGGAACATCCTGACGAATTTCAATCTTTTTCCGAGAGTTTCAAAATAACGGTTGTGACATAATTGAAAAAAACAGCAACAAGTAGTAAAAAACTCTGCATTTTTTATTATATTCAAATGTGGGGGCATAAGCAACCACATACGTTCTTTGAAAAAAGGTCTGACAAGAACCATCACAGCAAACTCAAAATCCATAAAAATCAATTAGTAAGTCTTTGTTTTTGTTTTCGCCCGCCGAACAATCCCTCAAACCAATGACGGGCACCCGCAGGTTCTTGTGGCGTCAGACCTATCGGGGACGCCTTCTGGTGTCCCTTACTGAAAACAATGGGGTAACACCCAATTACAATATAAAGGCGGTTCAGCAAACCTTTCGTTTTAAGCATCAAACTTTTAATTTGAAATCGCTAAACAGACCGCCTTGTTTTTTTTTTTGAAAAACCAATAAAAACAAAGATATATGGACAACATTAACGGCAAAAACTTAATCCAAAACACGACACCTATCGTATGCGAGGAATGCGGACACAATGTGTTCACCCCCGCATTTTTCCTACGCAAGGTGAGCAGACTGCTCATCGGCGCACAGGAGGACGGCATTATGCCAATCCAATTCGGGTTTGCCTGTGCCAAGTGCGGACACATCAACAGCGATTTCAAACCAGAAGGACTTGATGAGAACTCGGAGGGGGAAAAGAAGGATGAGGAAAAGAAGTCCGACCTGATTATTTTGTAATAACAACAAAAGAAAGATTATGATAAGCAACGAACAATTATCAAAACTCGCGATGCGTCCCGTCCCTTCCGCGACGGCGACCTATTCGCCTATTTCCAATTTGGAAATCCACGATACCATCATCGAGGAGGCGGGCAGAAACGGGTTTGAGGTCAACGGCCTTTATGTCAAGACCAAAAGCGGTACAAACTGCATCGCAATGTATGGTCTGACCGACTTGTTGCAGGAACCGAAAGATTCCGAAATCGGAATCCGTGTGGGTTTCAAGAACAGTTATGACAGAACTATGTCGTTCGGTTTCGCTCTCGGCAGTGTTGTGTTCATCTGCGGAAACGGTATGGTTTCAGGCGAGTACACCATCAAGAAACGCCACAGTATGCGGGACATCGACACCTATGCCAAAGAACTCATCCGAGAGTATTTCGGACAGGTCAGGGGTGAGCACGAACGCAACCTGAAATTTATGAAAGACCTGAAGCAGCAGACTGTCACGGAGAAAATGGCAAAGGAGATTGTCGGCGGACTTTTTATAAATAATCGTGTGATTAACCAATCGCAACTGCGTGAAATGACGCGTCAGATGTATGCGTCGGACAAGTTCAACAACTTCGGCACTTCAGGTGTCATCAGCGGTTGGGATTTGTACAATCACGGGACAGAGGCACTCAAATCGTCAGCAAATGGAAACTCATTCGCCAAGCACATCGGATACAATGAATATTTCAGAGAGTTCTTTGGACTCTGAAGTTGACGAAGTTGTCGACAGACTTCTGTCGGAAAGGGACGCGAAGAAACGCAAACTGAAATTCTTCACTGACGGACTTTTCAATTCAGACGGACTTGAAGACGACATTGACTCGAAGTTCAACACGGGCGACGCCGTAGAGAGGGTGGAACCTGAAATAATCTACATTTAGAATGAAATATACTTTAATAATAGACGGTCATAATTTTCTGTTCAGAAGTCTTTACGTCCTTCCGCAAAAGAAGGGCGTGAAGATTTTGTCAGACAAAGAGTCGAAGGATATGTTCGTGTCGAAACTTGAACAGAACATAAATGCCGTCCTGCGGGATATGGAACCTGTTATCGACAGGTGCATCATCGCCCTTGATTCCCAATCTTGGAGAAAGAGCATAGATTCGGACGTGGACTACAAGGGCACGCGACATCAGGAGGACACCATCGACTGGGGCGGTTTCTCCGAATGTATGCACACCTTTGTCGACGGTCTTGGGAAGTACAACATAACCGTTTCAAAGACAAAGATGGCGGAGGCGGACGACCTCATCTTCTATTGGTCGCACCTCCTCAACAACAAGGGAATCCCTGTAATCATCTATTCGAGCGACAAGGATATGTTGCAGATTGTCGGAGTGACGGACAAAAAGACCGACACGATACTCTATTCGGACGTGACGAAGAAAATCTATGTCCCTGTGGGGTTTGAGAAACTCGCAAAGAACGATTGCGTCAGTGTATATGACACATTTGTCGCTGGCGGGATTTACGACATCTACGACCGTTTCGCACATCTGAAAGTGCTTGTAAGCAAGCGCAAACTTGAAATGATTGAGGTCGACGCCGACAGGTTCAGGTTCGTCAAGGTGCTGACAGGCGACAAGAGCGACAATATATCCTCGATATATTCATACGAGAAAAACGGTCGCACGTTCAATGTCACGGAGGCGAAGGCGGAAAAGATACTTGAGGATTTCACATCGAAGGTAGGTGCGCTGAACAGCGAATACCTGTATGTGGACGACACCATAGGCGTCCTTGCGGAGTCCTGTTCAAATGTTCTCAAACTCGAAGGCGAGTGCGACAACCTTGCGAAAAACATCAGACGGAACGTGAAGTATATGATGCTTTCGCTGAACGCGATACCGAACGAGGTCGCAGACAATATGCTTTCCGACATACGGGAACTTGCGAAAAAGATGAAAAAGGTGGATTTTTCGTCGGTGCATACTGCGCCTGAATCAATCATAAAGAAAACAGCAGGCATATTCAAGGGCGTTGACGCCTCCGATATGTCGTTTATAAAACCTGACAAAAATTCATTGTTCTGATGGCACAGATAAATTCATCTTTTGACTTGATAGATTTCATCTTTTCAGCAAGGGACATAATGACTTGGAACTCGATAACCACCTATGAAAAGACGAAGTATGTCTATATGCTGAACCGCACTATGGGCATCGGTTTTCCGATGCAGGCGATGATTATGAATATGATTAAGACTGACGCGCTCGGAGTCACGGAAACTTGGCGGATTATCACACAGCGTTTCTATGGAAACAAGGTTCCGAGGTTCATTTACACAAAGGCGGAGCGGAATGACAAAAAAAGCAATCCGTTGGTCGGCATCCCGAAAGAGTGCGTTGACTTTTGGTGTGAAAAACACGAGTGCGGCGACAGGGAATTCTACTCGTTGTTGGAATTGCATCCTGAACCGCTTTTGGAGGAACTGCAATACATCAAGGATAATTTCTATGAAAAACCAAAGAAAACAGAGGATGATGAATAAGTTTTTCAAATATCTAATATCGCTTGTCATACTGTGTATGCTTATGCTTGTGCGCTCGTTCTTTTGGGCGTTTGTGTTGCAACTTGTATGGAACGGGGTTGTTGTCGGAAACCAAATCATAGTGTCCAATGAAATCACATATTGGCAGTCCTATCTGATTTGCGCGTTGGTGTTTTTATCAAAAAGTGTGTTTTATGCAAGAGGTACGGACAAATAATTTTTTTACATCGGGCGACATCATCGCCCTGCTCCATTCAGTCCTTTCGCTGACTGTGACAATATATCCCGATTCCTATGAAACGGACAGGAAGTTGTTTGAGGTAATCAAACCGAAACTGAAGAAGGGCGGAACACGTTTGAAACGCAAGTTTTCAGGTGAGGTTTTCAATTTGACCATACGCGAGATGCTCATACTGCTCGATATGAAATACGGGTTCAGGAAATGGATGTCCGATTTTGCGTCGAAGTTTGATGTGAACGAAGGGATTGAAGCGAACTATGACAGACTTGTCAGGGACTATTCAAGCGTGGAGATAATCATTTTTTACCGCATTTTTCCAAATCTCGCAAACATTGGAATCCAAATATACAGCGGAAATGACGAGCGCCCTGAAAGGACGAAAAACGCAACGGTTATGCGTCTTCCTGACGCGGAGATTGACGCCATAGAGGTTGTTCTCCGTGAGCATTACAGTCAGGAGATTGTTGACATAATCAACAGGTTCTGCATTGCAAACGGAACGTTCCGGAATGACGGGATGTCCCGCTCGTTCACCACCCTGTGCGACACGGTGAAGGATTTTCACAATGTCCTGCGGGCAATAAGCGAGTGGAGCGGAAACGAGGAATTATTGAAAATCCTCGTGGAACCGATAGGGTTCACCGAAATATCGGAAATCAACGACTGTGCCGTCATCATAACAACAGACTACCCAGACCTATGAGAAAGCGTAAATTGACACGCGATGAAATCATATCGCTGATTATTGCCGCTATGCTGTTTCTGCTCGGTCTGTTCACAAGGATATTCAATTAAATCAGACAATATGAAACCTATTGAACTTACAAATGAAAATTTCAACGAGGTGATTGAAAACAACCATCTTGTATTGATTGACTTCAATGCTGTGTGGTGCGGTCCCTGCCGCGCGCTCGGCAGTGTAATTGACACCATTGCGGAAAACCGCAGCGACCTCGCGGTGTGCAAGTGCGATGTCGACAAAGAAAAGGAACTTGCCGAGCAATTCGGCATCAGGAACATCCCGTTCATCGCCTTCATCAAGGACGGTGAACTTGCGGACAGTCTTGTCGGTTTGCAGAATGAGGAAGACCTGAACAAAAAGATTGACGAACTTCTTTAGTCGCAACCATTGTTTTTGCATATTTCAGGGGTGCTTGCAATCCGCAGGCGCCCTTGATTTTTTAATTCATATTTTTTCGGAATTATCCCTTTTAGTCTTGTAGAACAATATAACTATATTTATTTTTGAGTGTGTGGTGGTTTGTTCGGAAACTTTTTTGACAAAAGAGTTATCACATCAACCACAAGTGGTTCATATTTCTGTATTGCTCTAACACATTCGGATACCGTGGAACCTGATGCCATTACATCATCAAGAACAAGCACACGCTTATCCTTGAACATCTCTAATGCTTCCGAAATTGTATATTTATTTGTAAGCGACACTATACCATTTATATATTTCATATATTTCTTATCCATTTTTCCAGACTCAAAAAATTCTCCCATATTTACAACCGATTGATATATCTCCCTATATATTTTATCTCGTAAATAATCGGAGTTTTCTTTTGCAATCTTATCATAGTCAATTCCAAAATCTAAAATATATTCTGTTTTTGTCTTGCAAAAATAATCATTAACCGTATTTTTTGCATTAACTCGTTTTGATATAATTTTCATAAATCGCTCGTTGATTCCGCTATGTGTTGGACACATAACAATAATGTCGTACTCAACATTTAATGAATTACACGCAGAAAGGAATTTCTTTACATATTTGATTATATCAGAATCACTAATATCAAACGACCATCCATATTTTTTCTTTAACGCATAAGTAAATGGGTTTCCATCTACATTTTTTCCTCTCTCGTTCATAAGAAAAGTTCTTTTTAATATGGAATAAACCTTTAGATTCCCATATTTATATACAAGATGTTCGTTCTCAAGAAAAACTACGCCATCATTGCTATCATTTAACTTGACCGTGCGTTTCTTTTCATCAAAGACAATGCCTTCTGCAATATAATTATCTAATGATGGATGTAAAGTAACGCCATTACATTTTTCGTTTAGTTTCTCCCACACTCCTTGATTTTGTGCAAGTTCTTCCGTTTTTTTAATATGTGCCATAGTTATAATGTGTTTACTCTATTTATAATATCTAATTGAATATAATAAAAATTTCACAAAATACAAAATCGCAAGACTAAAAGGGATAATTCCGTATTTTTTTTTATTATATTCAATAAAAGGACATTTATGCGCATCAGCGACAGCGGGATTTTGAAAAGGAAAGACATCGGTTTTTACACCACGCACATAGACAACGGCAATTTTGGGAAAACCTGCATTGTCGACGCAGTTGTATTCGCAAGGCAAGCGGACAATGTTACGGAAGAACGGTGCAGGGTGTGCATATTCTGCGCGGAAACCCCTGAAATGATGTCCGATGAAATGGGGCGCATATTCAAATTCGACTGTGCCTCCGATGCGAGCAACGGCATTCCCGCGATGTGGGCATACGCAAATGAAATGGTTGAAATGGAAATCTACCTCACCAAATTCGTGTTCGGGGATTTTTGCAAGAACTTCACGGGCATTGAGGTTTCCATCGACAAAATCTCTTTCGTGGACAGAAGCGAAATCAGGTATTAGATTGCCTTCCGCATTTTGGTTGTGAAACCAAAGGGGATAATTCCTTTATGTATTATTTCAGTTTTATATTTTTCGTGATTGACACCAATGATTTGAGTTCGTTTTTCTGCACATCGTCGAGCGATTGGATGACGCTCCCGTAAGTCCCCCAGAACGCGAACGCTATCTCGTCGGCATTGAGTATGTATCCGTACAGGTGTTCGTCCAATGCGAACATCTGTATCTCAAGTTTTCCTTCATTGAGTATTGTTCCCGCCCATTCGGAGGCGTATTGTGTTTTGTCTATAAGTATGTTGCAGGTGTTCAGAAACAGTATGTCCGTCCTGTTCGACGACACAATCACGAAGAACAATGTGTTGTCGCTCGATGTGTCTTTCACTATGACAGGACATACAGACATTTTCGCGAAGGTGTCTATCTGCATAGACTCGCAGGTATAGTTCGGGTACCCGTCCATATCAATGGCGTCCTTGATTATGTATGGCGGCATTGTGTCGGCAGGCGTTGCCTGTGTATGTGATGTTGTATCTATGTTTGTGTTGCCCCCGTTGCAGTCCTTGCATTTCGGGCAGGAACAAAGCAGGAATGTTGTTGCGATGATGATTGCGGAAAGGATTGTTTTCATAGTTTGGTTGTTTTGAGATATTTATATGCAGCGATATATCAATGATATATCGACTTTGGTGTCGTATAAATATAGTGTGATTCTATTGTTTAACCAAAATCCAAAAACTATGATTTTTACACCATTGAACGAAGTGAAGGACATCAAGGATGTTGTCTTTCTTGCTGGACCCTGCCCGCGCGCAGGTCAGGATTGGGAGGATTGGCGTTCCGAAATTTGCGAAAAACTCGGTTCCGCAGGTTTCAGGGGCGACATCATCAATCCGACAAATCCAAACTATGATACAGAAGACCCCGACTATTACAACAAGCAATGCACTTGGGAGACAGTCGGTCTGCACACAGCGTCCTGCATTGTCTTTTGGGTTGACCGCAACGACGAGCATCCCGCTCTCACGACCAATATCGAGTTCGGCATTTGGAGCGACCGCGCACCGAAGTCCCTTGTTGTCGGAATCCCTGAAGGAAGCGAGCATTGCGGTTACATAAAATGGGTGTGCGAGAAAAAGGGAATCGCCTGTTTCGACACGATGGACAAGGTCGTGGACGAGGTCGTCCGCAGGTTTTCGCCGAAGAACGGTCAGCGACTTTATTTCACGTCCGACACGCATTTCGGTTCCGACAGACATCTCGAATTGAGCAAACGACCGTTCAGGGACGTGGGCGATATGGACTTGACATTCATCTCGAATTGGAACAAGACGGTGACGTCGAATGACATTGTGTTCCATCTCGGAGATTTCGGGGATTTGTCGGTTCTCGGAAAACTGAACTTCAAAAAGATGTTCCTGTTGAAGGGGAACTACGAACACGACATCAAGGACTTTGTTGTGTCCGACCCAAGAGTTGTCGTTTGCGACAACAACGACAGTGTTATGAAGTTTGTCCTTGACGGGGAGGAGATACCCTGTGTCCACGAACCGTTGTTCGACAGGAACAGCAAGTTGGGGGACTATTTTATGAAAACCTCGAACAAGTTTTTCCTTTACGGGCACATCCACGAAAAGGGACTTGTGAAGCACAACGGACTCAATGTCGGAATAGACGCGCACAATTATACGCCGATAGGTGTGGACACAATCCGCTTTTACAAAAATGCCATACAGGTTCACTATGACGGAAACGTGTTCTGCGACAGCGTCGGTCTCGTCGTGAAATAATTTTTCGGCGGTTTATAAAAAAACGTCTGTTTTTTATTATATTAAATTTGATAGATTTTTGTTGTCCATAACACATATATTATGCGATACGAAGTTGAAGTTTTGAAATACAATCAAATATGGTGCAGGTTTGACGGCAAGTGTTGGGGTGAATGCAAGTCCGAATACTCGGATTGGAGCGGATTTTGTTCAGAAAAGGAAAACTCGCTTTCTCGTTTCGACACGGAATGCTCGTTGGTCATAGGAGTTGGAGAGTATTACCAAAACGCCTGTTATGAAATGACGGTTGCACCGATTTCCGTTTCTGTCAAATTTCACAGGTTCCCAGACGACTATGAGATTGAGGTCTTGAACAGTTGCTCTGTTTCGTTTTTACAAGGTGACAGGTATTCGTTTGAGACGATGTGCGTTCCCGCCAATGAGAATGAAATGCTCGGTTGGGTTCGGAAAACGCTTGACAGCAGGTATGTCACGCAGTACATAAACGATGAGGTTCTCTATCGACTCGGTATTGATGACGACGGGAAACTCGCTTCCGAAATAGCGGACTCGATTGCGCATAAGGTTGTGCTTGAAATTTTTCACTAAACTTGGCAAATGATGAGAATTGTTATAACTGGTCCGGCGGCAAGCGGAAAGGACGTGCTTCGCAGAAGATTTGTCGAACGAGGTTTTGTATATGCGAAACCCTATACAACAAGACCCGTCAGGGATGGTGAAAGTTCCGACGACTACACATTTGTGACAGAAAATGAGTTCGCGGCGATGTGCTCGTTCCCACTGTTTGCCGTCAGCGCCTGCTACAACGGGTGGATGTATGGTATAACGATGAGCGACTACATAGGTTCGACTGTGGCGGTGCTCACCCCTGAATACATAGAAATGCTTGACCGTGTTGGATTGATGAAGGACTGCTTCACAATCCTGCTTATGCCTGACGAAAACATAAGGAGAAAAAGACTTCTGCAAAGGAATGACGCCGATGACGTTGAACGCAGGTTGCTTGCCGACAGAAAGCAGTTCGAGAGGTTCGAGTGTTATGATATGGTCATCACAAATCCTTATTTTTAATACTATCAACAATGGCAAAGAAAAAACAAAAGGAAGAAAAGACAAGGATATTCGTCACATCCGACCTTTGGTTGGGGAGACACAATATAATTGACATATACAAAAGACCGTTCAGTTCGCTTTCTGATATGAACAATACAATCATTGAGAGGTGGAACACGACTGTCGGGGAGAATGACATAGTGTTCATTCTCGGAAATTTCGTATATGACGGGACAAGGGCGCAGAACCTGATAAGCGAACTTCGCGGGTTCAAAATACTTATGGCGACGGAAAACGACAAACGCACCTTGCAGATTGACCCGAAGGTCATAGAGGAACTTATGACAGGTGCCGATGAAATCTACAATGAAGATTCTATGGTTCTGTACGAGCATTTCGGATTGGTTCCCGACAATGACGCTTTTGAGAAAATAAAGGAAGTTTCAACCGAAGATTCTCCTGAATTTATGATGCTTCGGACAGGCATATTCGAGATTTCCCAATACGGTGTTGTTCTTTCCACCTATGCGCTTCAGGATTGGAACGGGAAGGACAAGGGTTCCATAAACATACACGGAGGTATGCTTGAGACGCCAGCCGACATTTCAGACGAAACCCGTGTGAGCGCACGCTGCGATTTTTGGGACTTCACGCCTGTGAATCTCCACGACCTTAAAAAAATAATTGATATGAAAAGAAACGGAGGTATGTTATGATAGGGAAAATGTTCAGGGAATGGAAAGTGTGGCGCACAGTAAGACGCGTTGCAAAGTCAAACAGGGAAGCGATACACAAGGCGGGGTTTGACGTCGATTGGATTGGACGTATGTATGCCATTGTGAACATCCCCGATGAAATTATGGAACTGCCTGTCCGAAACAGGGAGGACGCGGAAAAGCAGCAGATTGCCGTCGATATGTACATCAAGGAGACTATGGGGCAGATAACCTCGATTCTTATGGAACTCCGCATTGCCGACCTCGTCGTGTACCCGTCGCAATACGAGAGGTTTGAAGGCACCAACTCTATGCTCGTCATCCTCGCGCCTGAACGCTACTACACAAAGACTTGGAAGGTCGTGTTTATGTCGCTGCTTATGGGAGGTCTTTTGACTGGACTTGGTTTTTTGGTTTCTTACCTTTTAAGGACAATTTAGTTATGGCAACGAAAGAGAGTTTGAGCATCACCGAGTCAATCGGAGGCAGAAGATATTACAACATAGACGAAAACGGCGTACTTCATAAACTGCCGAGCGTCACAACCATTCTTTCCGCTATGACAGACCAAAGCGGTCTTGAGGCGTGGAGAAACAGGGTAGGTCACGAGGAGGCGGACAGGATAACCACGTTCAGTGCCAACAGGGGAACGTGTATGCACCAAAAACTTGAGTATTGGTTCACATCGGACATCGTCGACAAACAGGCAAGGTTGATTGACGTGAACCGAAAGATGGATGTGTTTGTGAAGGAGAACGGTTACACCGCCGAAGAACTCGCCTGCGGAAACAAACTGTTCAACAGTCTTTATGTGTGCGGTTTTTTTGAAAGGGTGAAGTCGATAATCGAAATGGAGGATACCCTGTATTCAATGGCATACGGAGGGTATGCGGGACGCGTTGACTGCGTGTATGAGAATCAGGACGGACTTCCAGTGCTGCTCGACTTCAAGACCGCGCGGCACAAGAAACGCCCTGAATACATCACCAACTACTATATGCAGTTGAGCGCGTACTATCTTGCCTATTACCAAATGTTCGGCGTGAAACTCGACCACGCGGAACTTTGGATTGCGGTGGAGAACGATGTCCCGCAACTCGTGTATGTCACATACGAGGAACTGAAAAGTTGGTTGAACCATTTTCTCAAACTCGTCGACGGATACCACAAAAAATACGACTGTGTGCTTGAGGAGCATTTGAAGTCGCTTCAAGTTCCTGTTATTCAGAACCTCAAGGACGTCGTTGCAAGAAAATTATAAATATATCAATGATATATCTACAATAAAAATCACTATGATAGCATTACCGATTATTTCAATAGCATTGTGCTTCGCCTACATCATATACATTCTTTTCAAATATGGTGTGCCCACGTCGATTTCCGAAACCTATTACCTTCTGCCGAACAAATGGGATTGGATGTTCTCCGCTTGGTGTGTTCTCACTTCGGTTCCATTCGGTTTTTGGTGGTACACAATCTCTCCGAAATCCCTCTGTTGGATTCCGATTGTGATTGTTCTCGGTATGACGATGATAGGCGTCAGTTGCCGCTACAAGTCTGGACCGAAAAAGGACGACAACTATGTGCCGAACCTTGCGATGGACGACCTCCTGAAGGAAAAGAAAGCGGTCAAGAAATCATTCAAGGACTTCATCAAGGAACTTATTGAAAAATTCAAACCCGCCAACTTCCTGAAGTATGGATGGGCGCGTCCGATTCACTATATCAGTTCGCTTGTCGTGATAACGCTTGCAACCGTGTATGTCTGCATTATGACACCCATCGCCATAGCATACGTCGTGCTTGCCTATCTTATGTTCATACTTATCGGAATGAACGTCCCTGCGGTTTACAACAAGGACTATTCCGTGGACGTCGATAACAAGGCGTGGATATTCTTTATGGAGGTGGTTTGCTTCCTGCAACTTTTCATCTTCGTGTGGATTAGCATCATCTAAATTCCACAGGTTCAAATTTCCGTGCTATGAGAATAACGGACACAAAAATTTTGAACAGGAAGTTCAGGGACGAAGGAAGAAGTTGGTTCGACACAGGTGTTACGGCGATTAGCGGAAACTTTCCGTATTTGCACATCAGGTTCCTATATGGATACGGAGAAAATATCCAACCACGTCCTGTAATCGGGTTTGACTTCAATTTCAATGAAGATGATATGTCGCCTGAATGTGTCGATGTCATCGAAAAGATGAACGCTTGCAAAAACCTTCGAGGTTATTCGTCATCCGCAGGTTATCATTCATACGACATTACCTTTCTCGAAAACGGTTTGAAACCCGTGTCAAAGGATGAACGCAGCAAAATGGGGTATCTTTTGGAGTCCATATATGCACTCGCGGAGAAATTCGATTCTTTCAACAAACTTGAAAACCCGAAAGTTATTGACATCACAATGTATTCATCTCGCGACACCATTGGAAACATTCTGAAATCGCACCATTATTCCAATATGTTCAAGAACTGCGTCGGATTGACGTCCGCCCCCGATTTCCGCATACAATAACAAGTGCAATGAAACGAAAACCGATTCCGAAAAAGACGAGGGAACTTGTGTGGCACAAATATGGGTGCAAGTGCGCATACTGCGGTTGTGACCTTGAATACAAGGAGATGCAGGTTGACCACAAGTACAGCGTGGCGTACAACCGTTGGGGCGTCAAGTCGAACGAACGCGTCGATGAAAGCAATGGCATCGACGACATTTCCAACCTTATGCCGTCCTGCCGTATGTGCAATTATTACAAGTCTGTCTCGGACATCGAGCGGTTCAGGAAGAAACTCCTGAAAACGCTGTCGGAAACTTCGGTCGCGTCGTTTCAGACAAGACTTGCAATCAAGTACGGAATGGTTGTCGTGCAGGAATGGAACGGTAAGTTTTGGTTTGAAAAATACGAGGAGGAAGAGCAATGATTTCGGTGATAATGCCAACGCACAGGAAACCGCCTATGCTGCGACTTACTTTGTTGAGCGTGCTTTCACAGGACTATGACGATTTTGAACTTATAGTTGTGGACGCGAGTAATGACGGATATTTCAAGGATGAGTTCGAGCGTCTTATGAAAGACGACCACCTTCTTGTTTGGTACAGTCACAAAAAGAAAAACGTGAAGATACTCCGACCTGAAGAAAATTGTCAGTTGCCGGGCGCTATGAAAATGTACGGATTCAGAAATTCGGTTCAGGACAACGGGTTCTGCATATTTCTCGACCACGACGATTTCCTTTGGGGCAATACGCTTAAAAACATACATAATGCTGTCTCCGCTTACCCCGACTGCGATATGGCAGGGATGGACTATACGAGTATGGTGTATATCGACGGAAATGTGTTCACAAACAAAAAAACCTATGTCGGCGGCGAGGTGTGCGGTTCGACCGATACCATTTACATTGACAGGTTTTATTTCAAGTTCAGCGGTCAGCAGGACATTTACAGGAACAAACATCCGTATAAAAGTCCTATGCACCCGAAGATAATATCGAAACGCGCGTTGCGTGACAACAGGTTCTCTTTTGTAGAGGATACCGAGACAATGGACGATTGCGCATTCGCGATTATGTCGCACGCATTGAAAGAGGTTTACATCTATGCGGTAGGGTATGTGTATGTCGGGTATTACAATTCAAACAGCACGAGCGGGAGAAAGGTGAGCGAACGCGCAAAGAAAATAATGGACGACTCGAACATATACGATTCTATGCTCTCCGAAATGGGTTATGTAAAGCACAGGGACGTTTATGTCCCCTAAAACCTGAAACACACATTTTGTTTGCCATATAAATATATCAACAGCAGAATATGCTGCCTATAGAATATATTTAAGCATTATGGCAATTCAATCTGAACTTTACGGTCTCAAATCGGCAGGAACCTACAGATTTGAGAAAGACCAGAGCGTGACATTGACAACAGTGGCACCGCTCGAAAACATTAGAATGCTTGTCGGTTTCTCGAAGAAGGGCCCTTTCAACACCCCTGTCCTGATTAACACGACAAAGGAATTTATCGACACATTCGGTGACATTGACCGCTCGCTTGAAAAGAAAGGCGCGTTCTTCCACAGAAGTTGCCTTGCCGCTTTGAGCGCTGGACCAATCTACTGCCTCAACCTCCTCAAACTCACAGACGAGGATGTGGTTGACGTTATGAAATTCTCGACGTCCGCAACTTGCAGGGTGCAGACCTGCAACCCGACGCTTGAAGACAGAAGTATGCCGAAATTCTCGTATCGCGGAATGTACAACATCGACACGTTCTACACTCCGTCCGAGGAAAGTTTCCTTTATACCGTCGGTCGCAGCAATGTCTATGACCACAGCGGAAACTCTACAAACGACATTCTCGATTTCACAAACATCGGAAAATCCCCCGTTTCAGTCATCGTGACAAAGGCAAGCGCATACAACGCAAGCGGTTTTCAAGTCACGGCGCAGGAATGGTACGGCAAGGGCAATGTCCCCGCTTTCCTTCACGACACCTCCTACATCAGCGACTTTATGGTCGATGTGTATGTGTTGAGCGGAAATTGGGGCGGCGACTTCGCAAACGAGGACGGAAAGGAACCTTATGAGAGATTCGCTTCCGACATCAAATTCAGCAAGTATTTCGACAGCAAGGGCGGTCTTATCCGCAGAAAGAATGCAACCGATACGACAGACACCCTGTTCGCGCAGTTCCTCAACGAACCCGATGTGAACCTCATCGGCAAGTATACAGGATGCCTTATCCCAGGTTTTGTGGACAAGAACGGTCGCAATATGTACATCGAGTACCTCATCAACAGCGACACCTCCACGAACGGTCTTATGTGCGCTGTCAATGAACAGATTTTCGACGGCGACGTCCTTATTGACGGCGACACCAACGGTATCGACCTTATCGGAAACTCCCTCTACGACGCCATTGAAAAAGGTCTCGCGGACAATGTGAACTACCTTTCATACAACGGCATTGTTACAGGCAACGTTTCAACCAACGGCGAACATTGGAACCTCTGTGAAGAGGGCGACGGCAATACACTGACACTCATTGAAAACGAGGAAAGCAGCGCATTGCGTGAATTTGAACCGATTGACGGAACAAGCGACGCCACAATCGGACTCCTCAAGTGCGTGTTCGGAAGCAACGACCACAAGACATTCAGCGAATATGTCTATTACTATGACGAAAAGGACGGAATGTATGTCGAACCTTCTGACGAGGGGACAACCCCTGACGCAAGAAACGCATTTGCTTGGGGTGAAATCTTCAACGAAGTTTCAAACGGAAAGAAAGTGTATATGGTGCTGAACGGGGAAGGAACTTCAAACAAGAAACTTGTCCCTGTGACTTCAATCAAGAAATCATATCTCTATGACTATGTTGACAGAACCCTCCCAAGAAGCGTGAAAAGCGATGTGCAGGATGCACTTGACGCAAAATACACAGAGGGTGGAAGCATCAAGTACACAAAGAGCATTATGAACTCCAACCCGATTGTGAAGTACGAAGTGGTGCTCACGAGCGAGAACGCAATCGAGTACACGGGCAGTGACATTGAAAACGTTGTCACAAACGGGTATGTGATTGCTTCGGAGTTCGACAAGTTCAACGCTGCATACAACAATAATGGCAACACCGCCGCTGTCCTTTTCCTTGAAGGCACGAGTGTCTATGAAAACCTCTCTTCAATCGGAACAAACGACAGTCTTGTGATTTCTTTCGACGGAGACGACTATACGAATGCAAGAGTCTACGACATCAACTGGACTAACGACTCGATTCCTGTCAAGACGATTCAGTTCAACAACTCAAGCGACATCTATGAAATCGCAAACAGCAACTACGCACCTGATTATGTACTTGCATTGTTCAACACAAAGAACGGCGATAATACAGTACTTGAAGGAGATGTCGCCACCGACGATTTCTACACATTCGTTGACAAGAAACTTGCCGAAGGATTTTCCATCGTACTCGGAACGCAGAACCTCGAAACGACTGTCGTGGTTTACAAGGAGAAAAACGGCGTTCAGGCAAAACCGAACGAGTTCATCATTCCTGTCAACACAAACGACAGCGCCTATGACTGCGTGAAGGTCGGCAACTACGCACTTTCCAAATACGGTGACGGACACCGCCTCACCCGTATCGTGAACATCACAGGCGTCGCCAATGAACAAGGCATTGTAGATTACAGACTCGTTGCCTGCCAAGACAACGTGGACATCGTGACCGAACAATTCAACATTGTTGAAAACGAAAGCGTCAATACCCTCGAAATCTTCGGCAACCTCTGCGATTGGTTCAACTGCTACAATGTGTTCACACTCGGCGGTTTCAAGATGCAGGCATCACACCAACCTGACGGAACGAATGCAAGACAGCACGAAATCCTCGACCTCCTTGCAGAGAACTCGGAGGATTCCAACCTGTTCAACGCACTCATCGACAGGGAACTCATCCAATTCCGTTATTTGGTTGACACCTTCGGACTCGGTATCGAGGAGATGTGCAAGAAACAGTACACCAACCTCTGCAAGAACAGAAAATCTGCGTTCGCAATCGTCAACGCACCTTCCTGCAACGATTTCAAGAACAGCGAAGACCCGTCGTTCGTAGACAAGAACAAGGCGGTTTCCGCAGAGTTCATTGCAAAGGGAGGCGACCCGAACACCAATCCTTCATTCCTGTTCTCACTTCCTGACAAGGTGAACGGTTCTACTTGGGGCGGTTATTACTACCCGTACCTCAAGGTGTATTCAAACTACACGACAATCAACGTTCCGCCCGCCGCATACGTTTCCAACAACTATGTCGCCAAATACGGTTCAGGTATGCCTTGGACTGTCGTGGCAGGTCAGAACAGAGGTGTGGTCAGCGGCAACAACGTTGTCGGTGTTGAAGCAAGTCTTATCCGCGACAACCGCGATTGGTTGGAACCTTTCGGAATCAACTCAATCATCTATGAAAACGGAGTGGGTTGCGTAATCTATGCGAACAAGACCGCACAGCAGAACCCGCAGAGCGCATTGAGTTCAATCAATGTTCGCGAAGTGTGCATCTACATCCAAGACGGAATTGAGAAGATTTTGAGAAACTATCTGTTCGAGTCCAACACCGCACAGACAAGACTTGAAATCAAGACCCTCGTTGACAACTTCCTCGACATTGTCAAATCAAACTTCGGCGTCTATGACTTCCATACCGTTATGGATACGTCAAACAACACTAACGAGGTGATTGACAAGAATATGGGGGTCATCTCGGTCTATGTGGAGCCGGTCCGAGCAATGGAGATTTTGGTACAACAACTCACTATTCTCAAGACGGGTGCAATCGAAAGTGGAACATTTGAGTAGACCTTTTTCAACTTGTATAAATAAAGGGAGAGCATTTTGTTCTCCCTTTATTTTTATGTTGTTTAATTATGAAAAAAGACATTATTATTAAATTGTTGAACACTCCGTCAAAGGACGGCGGTATGCGAAACCTGACAGAAAAAGGCATTATGAATAAATTTCCTGATTTATATGAATTTCTTATCGGATTTGATTTTCCAAAAGATTTTACAATAAAGCAAATGATTTATCATTACATCAATGATGATGTTGAATGTAATATTGGTGTTTGTGACTGCGGAAAAAGGTGTAAGTTTTTAAGCATAAATGAAGGATATTGCAAACATTGTTCTGTAAAATGTTCAAGAAATTCAAAGGATGTCAATGAAAAGAGAAAGAACACCTGTTTGAAAAAGTATGGTGTGGACAGTCCTTCAAAATCAGATGTTGTAAAAGAAAAGAGGAAACAAACATTTATAGACAAGTTTGGTGTTGAACACCCTATGCTGTTGGATGAAATTAAAGAAAAGATAAAGAATACCAATATGGAACGATATGGGGTTGAATGTGTTTTTCAATCAAATGAAATAAAAGAAAAGATAAAAGAAACAAACATAGAAAAATATGGTTGGGAGAATCCTATGTGTTCCGATGAAGTAAAAGAAAAGATAAAAGAAACCAATATGGAAAAATATGGTGTTTCACACCCTTTGCAATCGGATGAAATAAAAGAAAAGATAAAAGAAACCAATATGGAACGATATGGGGTTGAAAATGTCGGTCAAACAGATGTAGTGCGTGAGAAGGCAAAGAAAACAAACATAGAGAAATATGGTGTGGAATGCCATTTTCAATCGGACGAAATCAAAGAAAAGATAAAGAATACCAATATGGAACGATATGGGGTGAAAAATGTTTTTCAATCGGATGAAATAAAAGAAAAGATAAAAGAAACCAATATGGAACGATATGGGGTGGAAAAACCAGCACAATGTGATTCTGTAAAGGCGAAGGCAATACAGACAACAGTTGAACGATATGGCGTGAAATATCCTATGCAGTCCGATAGAATAAAAGAAAAGGCAATGGAGACAAACGCCAAACGATATGGCGTGAAATATATAACACAATCAAATGAAATAAAAGAAAAGATAAAAAATACAAATCTTGAAAAATATGGAGTGGAATGGTTTTGTCAAACAAGCGCGGCAAGGAATTATTCAAATGATTCAAAACCGAATTTAAGTTTTGCCGCCAGTCTTGATAAGTGCAATATAGTATATGACCGTGAGTATCCAATATCCCATTATTCCTATGATTTTATCGTTGGAAATTATTTGGTTGAAATAAACCCCACAATAACACACAACAGTCATATAAGTATATTCAATGGAAAGGTAAAAAACAGTTCGTACCATTCGGATAAATCACAAACTGCTTTGAATAAAGGTTATTTCTGCATACACGTTTGGGATTGGGATGACCAAGACAAAATTGTTAATATGCTTAAACCAAAAAATGTAGTATATGCAAGAAATCTTGAAATTCGTGACGTTTCCGTAGAATCGGCAAGTTTGTTTTTGAACACATATCATTTACAAAACACTTGTAAGGGTCAACGTGTAATATATGGTTTATATATGGACGATATGTTGGTTGAACTTATGTCATTCGGAAATCCGAGGTATAACAGGAACTATGAATGGGAACTTTTAAGACTTTGCACGCATAAAGACTACACTGTGGTTGGTGGTGCGGAAAGACTTTTCAAGCATTTTATATTGACAAATAAACCGAAATCAATCATCAGTTATTGTGACAATTCAAAGTTCAGCGGACACGTCTATGAAAAACTTGGTTTCAAAATCCTTCGTTCATCCAAACCGACTTGTCATTGGTATAACTTGAAAACAAAACAGCACATTACAGATAATTTATTGAGACAACGTGGGTTTGACCAACTGTTCGGCACAAACTATGGAAAGGGTACTTCAAATAAAGAACTTATGCTTGAATATGGGTTTCTTCCTGTATATGACTGCGGGCAGACAAGTTTTGTTTGGAATTTATGAATTTGATGTTGCGAGTATGGTATAAATATACCGAATATAATTTCCAACTATGAAGAATGTTTTCAAATACGATGAGTTCGTAGGAACTGTGAACGAGAGCAGGTATGAGACAGGCAGGGTGGACAAGTACCACAACCGCGAATATAATTGGAAGGTCGTGTTTGACGACCTGAAAAAGGTTGTTCTCGGAAGAAAGAAGATGACCAAACCCCTTTATCAGGCATTGTGCCATTTCACAATCGCACATTACAATATGTGGGGTTGGATTGATTACTATAACGGAAATTGGGGCGAACTCGCAAGCGAACTCAATCCCCATCCCTATGGTGACTTTGACGCATCCGACCGCGCCCCGTTTGATGACATTCAGAACTTTCTGAACCAACATAGCAGGAACACCATACAAAGCCCCTATGAGAGCGTGTCTAATGAAAACGGCGCAATCTTGAACGAGGGTCTCGTTTCAACCATCAAGGCGAAAAGCAGAATCACGAAGGTTCAGGCGGCGGTTTTTGACAAGGCGTCCGAACTCATTGAAAAGAACCCGAAGAAATACAAGGACGGAAACGATGTGTTGAGAGACCTTGAAAACGACGCGAAGAAACTTTATGAAAAGGAACTTGGTGAGTTCATCAAGAACAAGGACATCATCACCGCTGACGAATGGTGGAAGAACTTTTCAAAAAGCGCGGCAATGGTGATTGTTCCCGAAGTGTAGCGGTACATAATCACCCCAACAACCACAAAACCTTCCGAAATCGGAAGGTTTTTTTCTGTCAAGATATATCACTGATATATCATCATTTTATACAAATGCCTGTTTTTCAGTCGTTACGGTAGAAATGTTATTTTTAGGTGTGTTGTAAAACAGCACATATAAATATATAACAGGAATGCGGAAATCTTTTGGATTATAGAAGAAAAGAATCCGCCGAAAAAGATTAGCATTCACACAAAGAATATACTTTAAGTATTATGTACAATATGGCTATCAATGAAAGTCAGGTTGTTGCTACTTGGGGACAGCACATTAAGGAATCCCTCGGTATCACTGACGAATCAAAACTCCAATGGATGTCGAAATATGCTTATCTTCACGATTTGCACGACAAGAAGATGATTGCGGAGTCTGTTGACGGACACGCACACCTCAACCCGAATATGAACATCGGCGGTATGGGCGCCATCAATTTCCCTGGTGCTGCCACCAACAACACCTATGACCGTTCACTCGCAGGTTCAGGTGACAATGTGTACAGCGTTCTTCCTTTGGCACTCCAAGTCGCTGCACAGACCATCGCTCTTGACTTGGTTCCTGTGGTTCCGATGCAAGGTCCTCACGGTCTGCTCCAATACCTTGACTATGTGTATGAAGGCGGTCGTCTGAACAATATGGGTGGAAGCGAATACACCTCTCCGTTGTATAACGGCAAACCTGAAAACTTCGCTTCTCCTTATATGATTAAGGCAAACATCACCGCTATGGACGGTGCTGGTACCGACGCTGAAAAATTCATTTTCCGTCCGAACTCAACCTATCACTTCAAAGGCAACGATGATTATGAACTGACCTACATCTATCCTAACCGTATTGACGGTAAACCGTTGTTCCGCGTGATTGAAAAATCACACTATGCAGGTCAGAAGATGGTCGGTGGAGAAAACGCTTCAACTCCGATTTACGTTCTCTTCGACAATCTTATGTCAGACGGTTCCAACAAGACCACTCTCGTCTGCGATGAGTACATTGACAAAGACAATGTTAAGCACACTGACTTTGAAATGACCATCACAGCCGCCAACGGTATTGAAAACGTCCGTGCATTTGAAGACCACGTCACTTCATTCAGCGGTGAAGGTTTCCTGAAGAAAACCGTCACAAGCAACAATCCTTACACCCGTGAAATGGGCGAGGCAACCCCAGGTCGTAAAATCGGTCTCAAGTCCTACACTTTGGACATCAAGGCAATGACCCTGAAAGTTGACTCCGCTATCACCCGTGAGCAGGTTCAAGACCTCAAGCAGTTCGGTATCGACGCTATTTCCCAAGCAGAAGCTGCACTCGTGAACGAACTCACACAGGGCATCAACAAAATCATCCTTGAAAAGATGTTCAACCTTGGTGCTCTCAATGCAGTTCAACTTCAAGAAGTTGAAGGTCGCAACCTTATCTCCGCTTGGTTCGTGAATGGTGAACCCGCTTCCACTACTGACAAAACCACTAACATTTGGTTGGGTGACAAATACAACAAAGAAACAGGCGAACTTGAAGGTAAATATGTTGCCGAAAACATTCCTTACACCAACGTCACAGGCGGCGGTGAAGTGATGGGCACCATCCAACGTCGTATTATGACCAAAATCATCGCTGCTTCCAACGTGATTGCAGTCCGTGGTCGTAGAGGCGCAGGTACCTTCGCAGTCTGCTCCGGCACCATCGGTACCGCTCTCCAAGATTGCGCAGGTTTTATGCCTTATCCGCTTTCTAACACCATCTCCGCTAACGGCAACAGTCTGTATCCGATTGGCGCACTTGCTGGCATCAGCATCTACGTCGACCCGAATATGGCATTCAACGATATGCGCGTTGTGGTCGGTCGCAAGGGTAAAGAGAACGAACCAGGCATCGTGTTCTGCCCTTACCTTATGGCAGACAAAGTCGAAACTACAAGCGAGTTCACGATGGCACCTGTCATCTCCCTCCAATCTCGTTTCGCTTGTGTTGAGGCAGGTATCTACCCGCAGACGCAGTACTACACTTTCAGTATCAAACTCGACGGTGTAAGTCTTGTCTAACCTTTAATTAGGACTGATATTTAAGGGGTTGTGATTTCACAACCCCTTTTTTATTTTTAGGAACTCATTGAAACCAATTCATAACAACAACGGCAAATCTCGATTGAAAAAAAATCTATAAATAAAGTGATGTGACATTTTTTTTGTATTTTTGCAAAGTGAAAATCAGACTATGAACAGAGATGAATTGAAACGATTGTTGCTGCTTCCGAAATCGGAAGGCGGTATAAACCAAATCCAAGAAAGCGGGTTTGCGAAAATGTTTCCTGAAGAATATGCCGAATTGTGCGGCATTGACTTTCCGAACGGGTTTACATTCAGGCAGAAACTTTATCATTGGTTGAACGGTGATTTTGGTCTTGCGCTCGGATTCTGCAAGAAATGCGGAAAGCGTTGTTCATTCAAGAACCTGTCAAAAGGTTATTTTGATTATTGCAGCAATTCCTGTGCGCAGAGTTCCGATGAGAACATAAAAAAAGTGAAAGCGACCAAACTTGAAAGGTACGGTGAAGAGAACTACAACAACAGGGAAAAATCAAAACGTACTTGTATGGAGGCGTATGGTGTTGACAATCCGTTGAAATCCGGCGATGTTGTGGAAAAGGGAAAACGCACCAAACTTGAAAGATACGGCGATGAGAATTACAACAACAGAAAAAAGGCGTCGGACACAAAACTTGAAAAGTATGGTGATTCGGCATATAACAACCAACAGAAATACAAACAAACCTGCATTGAGAAATACGGAGTGGAAAACGTGTTCCAACTTCAGTCGGTGAGTGAGAAAATACACGACACTATGATGGACAAATATGGTGTCGGGCATTCGATGCAGTCTCCTGTTTTTCAAGAAAAGGCGAAAGACACGAACCGCAAGCGATACGGGAGCGACTATGTTATGCAGAATGATGAGGTGAAGCATAAGTCCCGTGACACCAATATTGAGAAGTACGGTCACCCTTGCAGTTTGCAGAATGACGAAGTTAAGGAAAAGGCGAGGAACACTATGATTGAAAAGTATGGTGTCGAGCACAATTCGCAGACGAAGGAGTTTTGGGAGAAATACAAAGACACTTGTGTGGAGAAATACGGCGTGGAGCACCCTTCTATGAGCGAAGACGTCAAGGACAAGATGAAGCATACTTGTATTGAACGCTACGGCGTGGAGTATGCGTCGCAGAGCGATGAGTTCAAGAAAAGGGTGATGGAGACGAACCGCAGGCTGTACGGGGTTGATTGGTATTGTATGACTTCGGAGTGCAGGTTGCACGGAAACGACAGCAAGGTGAACCTGAATTTCGCCAAGACGCTTGAGGATTCAACAATACCGTTCGAGCGTGAATTTCCGTTGGAAGGGTATTCTTACGATTTCAAGGTCGGAAATGTGCTTATAGAACTCAACCCGACCATAACCCACAATTCAGCGGTCAACATATATGGTGGGAACCCGAAAGACGAGAACTATCACTTTGCGAAATCGAACACTGCGGAATTGCACGGACTCTCCTGCATTCATATTTGGGATTGGGACGACAAGGCGAAGATAGTCCGTATGCTGAAACCCAAAACAATTCTGTATGCAAGGAAGTTGGTTCTGCGTGAAGTCGACGCCGTTTCCTGCGACCGTTTTTTGAACGAGCACCATTTGCAGAATACTTGCAAGGGGCAGTCTGTCTGCTTGGGTCTGTATATGGACGATGTGTTGGTTGAGGTTATGACATTCGGCAAACCGAGATACAACAAGAATTACGAATGGGAACTTTTGAGGCTTTGCACACATTGCGATTACAAGATTGTAGGCGGAGCGGAACGATTGTACAGTCATTTTGTGAAGTCATACATCCCGAAATCAATCATAAGTTATTGCGACAACAGCAAGTTCAACGGCGGAGTGTACAAAAGACTCGGAATGTCGTTGCTGCGCCTGTCCAAACCGAGCAAACATTGGTGGAACGGAAAACGGCATATCACGGACAACTTTTTGAGGCAGCGCGGGTTTGACCAACTGTTCGGCGCCAACTACGGAAAGGGGACGGACAACAACGAACTTATGCTTGAACACGGTTTTTTGCCAATCTATGATTGTGGACAGATGACTTTTGTTGTTGAATTTTAATTCTGTTGTTTATGATGAATGCGGAATGTGACACTACTATGGAAGAACTCAAAAATTTTCTCAATGCCAAACCCGTGTACTTGCAGGAAAGCAAATTTGCAGTGAAGTTTCCCGATGAGTATGTCACATTGTGCAGTTGGAAGTTTCCCGACGGGTTCACATTCCAGCAGAAACTTTATCATTATGTCAATGGCGACAATATATTCAGACTTGGATTGTGTCCCACTTGTGGAAAGCGTTGCAGGTTCAAGTCATTTGGCAGAGGTTACTTTGAGTATTGCAGCAAATCCTGTATCTATACAAAGGAGCGTTCCGAAAAGTGCAAGGAGACAAAACTTGAACGATATGGTGACTCCAACTACAATAACATAGAAAAGGCGAAGCGTACTTGTATTGACAGATATGGTGTGGAGAACGTCTCGCTTGTTGAGAGCATATCGGAGCAGAAATCGGAAACAAGACGTAACAGGACATCGGATGAGAAAGCGGCGACAAGGGAGAAAATAGCACGGACGTGGGCGGCAAAGACAGATGATGACGTAAACAGGCATATAGAGAGTATCCGACAGGGAAAACTTGAAAAGTATGGGGACGTCAATTTTTCAAATCCGCAAAAGACAAAGGATACTAAACTTGAAAGATATGGGACACCAACCTATGTGAACCCTGAAAAAATGGTCGCGACAAAGCGTGCGAAGGCATTGGATGCAGACCCGAACATAATCAGTTTCAATACTGACGGCAGCGTGGTCAGGAGATGTGATAATCCATCCTGTGACAGGTGTGATGAAAAGTGCTATACCACATTCACGAGACTTCATTATGACAGAATCAGACTTGGGTGTATCACCTGCACCAAACTAAATCCCATTGACAGGCACACGAGCGGAGGTGAGAATGAGTTGTATGAATATGTCAGGGGGGTGTACGGAGGAACCATAGTGAAGAATGACAGGGGTGTCCTCGGAGGTCAGGAACTTGACATCTATCTTCCTGACAAGAAACTCGCATTTGAGTTCAACGGGTTGTATTGGCACAGTGATTTATACAAGGACAAGAACTATCACTTTGAGAAATCAAAATCCTGTATGGAGAAAGGTGTGAGACTTGTCCATATATGGGAGGATGATTGGCGTTACAGGAGGGATATTGTGGAGAACCTCATATCAGGAATATTGGGAAAGCACAATACTTACATAAACGCAAGGAAATGTTCGGTGGGAAAGGTGGATGCAAAAACAGCGCGAGTGTTTTGTGATAAATACCATATACAGGGTTATGTGAACTGTGCTGTCAGATATGGTATTTTCTATAATGGAGAACTTGTGATGGTCTCGTTATTTGGAAAGCGCAGGCGGATTTGCGGAGGTGTCCCGAAAGAGAATGTTTGGGAACTTTACAGGATGTGTTCGGTGTTCGGAACGAGAGTTCGCGGAGGTGCGAGCAGATTGCTTGTGCATTTCATCAATGATGTCAGACCGAACTCCATAGTAACTTTTGCCGACTCCTGTATTTCTGACGGTGGAGTCTATGAGAAAATGGGTTTTGTGAAGGACGGTGTTGTGCCGCCATCCTACTATTGGGTTGTTGGCATTGAACGTGTGCCGAGATATAGGTTCCAAAAGTCAATGCTTGAGGAGTGCAAGGACAACTCTGACCTTACGGAGGATGAGGTGATGCGGTCAAGAGGATGCCTCAAAATATGGGATGCGGGAAAAGTGAGATACATCATTGATATATCGTAAAAAATACATTGTTTTTTGTTATATTTAATAATAACAAAATTTATTGAATATGCCTGATTTTTCTTTTACATACAAAAATGGCGCGGTGCTTGAGTACGACGTTGGAAATTTTGACGCTTGGTGTGTATATCTGACAAGACCTGACGGCAAGCGGATTGCTCCGAGAGACAGGGAGTATTTTTCAAGGATAAAGGATTATGACAAGGTGATTGGAGGCGGTGCTGTCTACAAAGACCTTGTCAGGATATACAACAAGACAAACAATGTCCCGAACCCACTTGTGCTTGAGAAAATAGAGGAGTATTGCCACAGGCGCTATGACGCTTGCTGTGGAAGCGATTATGCAACTTCAATGGCAATAGACTATGGAATAATCTATATGGGTATGGTCGCGGAGGAAAACAAGAAAAACTCCGTGCTCGGAAAACGTGTCAAAAGACTTGGTTTTCATCAGGTTCTTGTTGAGAATATGGATTGCAGTTGTGCCGCGTCATACAGCAAAGGAGTCAAATCGGACGAACTTGACAAACTTTGTAAAAAATATGGTTTTTGATTATGGAACAAAGTGAATTGGAAACGAATGTGTGTGTTTTTGCACACGAGAACAATGTATCGCCTGAAAACGTGCGTGTTATAAAAAAGTCAGAACTTGTTGTCGGGCAGACCTACAACGGCGTATGCAGAAACGCAGACCACGCAGTATGGAAAGGCGAGTGCTTTGAGTATTACAGATACAAGTTCGGAAGTTGGTTCAAGGAGGAAATCAACCATTTCGAGGATGACGACGGGTATGATGTGTTTGTGCCTATGGAGGTTGTTTCTGCGAAAGACGCCTGCATATAAATATAGGAAACATAACACATTGGATGGTTGACGGAAACAGAACTACGGCGAATGGAGACCAACTGCTTGTCAGCGTGAAGGAACCATATCTCAACCTGATGGAGATTTCGGGTTACGAGTATGTGGCTAAAGGCGAGACTGAAACATTGTACTATACAAAGGAGTTCAGGTGGTCTACGGACGGAATCCTCTACAACGATTGGAAACCCCTGACCAATGAAAACCTGAAGAATATACTCCTAACACCTGACAAACCTTTCTATCCCCAATACCGCCTCACGCAGAACGGCGACGGAGAACTGACGTTCGAGAGCATCGCGCTCGAAACCGTCACGGAGGAAGGTCTTGTCACCTCAATACCGTTGTGCGGCATTGACGACAACAGCAACTGCTGTGGACGGCAGAACCTCGTGTTCGAGTGCTGCGGCGGCGGGTTCAATCCCTATTCGGTCGGAAACTCCTCCTATGTCTATACCCAACTCTCGCAGGTGGTTTCCAATATGTTCGGTTTCTGCGTGCAATACTTCAAGACAAGCGCAGACCAACGCTCGAAGGACGTCATCCTGCACGAATACTCATTGCTCAACGTGATTGCGGAGGGGAATGTGAAGATTGTCGTGCCCGACAACCAACTGCCGACGAGGGAGATAAACTTCAACCCCCTTATGATGGACTATCCAGTGGTGTTCGAGGTGCATATCGTCAAGCAGGGGTTCAGGAGCGCTTTCGGTCAGGACGCCAAACCCGAAGTGGGGGACTATCTCTATTTCGAGCAGTATGTGAACAAGATGTACGAAGTGAACGCTGTGTCCGAAACCGACGACTATCTTTACACAGGAGCGTATTGGAGGGTCAGTCTCGCGCAGTATCAGAAACGGAGCGCGGTCAAGTTCGAGACTCCAGAAATTGAACTTGCCACCGACACCCTCATATTCAACACCGACAAGTTCAACATCGAGGTCGAGAAACAGGAGGAGGATGTACGCAAACCTGAACAGTACAACACGATAGGCAAGGTCGAGAACGACTATGTGCGCAGGATACTCGACAAGCGCCTGAAAATCGAAACGGAGAGTATATACAACAACTGGACGGTCATCTCCAAGCACCATTACGCGCTGAAGTCCATACCTCGCGGGCAGACCGCCATACAGTACAGGTATGACAGTGGGTGGGGTGAAAGTGACGACAGGATGTTCACTATGTGGTTCAGACCGAAATACGCGAACCCGAATTTCATAGACTCTTCCAACAAGACCTATGCGGACTCGCAGTTTCCAAAGACCGATGTGATGGAAATACTGAACGACGGCGGTTATGCCGTGTTCAGGGTTGAAAGTGTGAAAAACATATCGGAGGGTATGCTTGTCCGAGTGAACGGAACCAACTATCCGAAGGTTATGAAAGTTGTGTCGGTGGACTATGAAAACAATCTGTTCAAGGTTAACAACAGGTATATTGACAACTGCATTGTGGTTAACGCCTGTGTCCTGCCTTCGCAAACCAATGAGTTCCTTGTTTCGGAAGGAGGGTTTGCATTGTCATACGCATTCAAGTCCGTGTGTGTGTCGTTGGGCGGGAAAGACATTCTGTTCGACCTCAAGAAAAACGGGGCGGACGGTTTCGGAGGTCTTTTGGCGGACAGGTGGTGGGCGTTCGTCGTTATGGTGAAACCGTCGGAAAAGAAATGCGCATTGTGGATATACTCGTTGAGTTCGGGGAATCCGAACCTCCGCACGATGGATTCCGCAATCAGTCAAGTCTATTATTCTATGCAGGAAGTCCACGGAGACCTCACCGTCGGCGACGGGCATTTCGGTTTGCGTTCCTGTGCTATGGACATAACGAACATAAGGATATGGAACGAACTGTGCGAGGAAGACAAGCACAATCTCATTCTGTCGCAGTATGTCGTGAAGGATAGTCACAAGTGCGAACTCGTGGACAATGCACAACCTGAACTTATGCTCGACAAGGTAACCAATCCGAGATAGCGGAAAGCGCTGATATATCAATGATATATCCGCATATAAATATATGCGGAGCAATCATAGACATAATTATGGCAGAGATAAAGAAAGCGAACCTTACATTTCCAAAATCTTTCACGAAAAGGAAGAAAACCACTGAAATCATACTCCATTGCGCGGCAACGAAGGAGGGCGTGAACTACAGCGTGAACGCAATACACAATATGCACATCAAGAAAGGGTGGAACGGAATTGCTTACAACTACTACATAGACCTCTACGGCACGATTTGGGAAGGTCGTCCCGAAGACTGCGTCGGGGCGCACACTACCGACCACAATTCAATCTCAATCGGCATCTGCTATTGCGGCGGCGTCGACAAGAACAACAAGGCGAAGGATACAAGGACGCCCGCGCAGACCGCCGCTATGATTTGGCTGTGCAGATATTTGCACAAGAAATACCCGAACGCGACGTTCCACGGGCACAGGGAGTTCGCGAACAAGGCGTGCCCGTCTTTCGATGTCAAGACTTGGATTAAGACGTTCGACCTGAATATGCCAGACAACGGATTGACGCCTGTCGTGAAGTCGACGGACAACGCAAAAAAAGTGGCGGACGCAACCACGAAGATTATCGACAAGATTTCAAAACTGTTCAAGAAAAAATAAACGACTATGAATACATTTTACCTATACACACCAATCTATATCAAAGACCTTTCAGAACACGGTTTCACGCTGAAGCGCGGACGCAAGTTCAACAGCACATTCCTTTTCCACAAGGAGTGCGCAATCGGTATGAACGCATATATCGACGAGGACGAAAACGGGGGATACATAGACACCCTGAACGTGACCGACGAGTGCGAGGGAGTGTTCGTCCGCCTGTACGAGGCGTTCAAACCTCAACTTATGGACGAGTTCTGGTTCACTATGTGGAACTCCCTGAACGATGCGAACAAGACCGAAAGCGAATACAAAAGGGCATTGGACAATTCCGCATACACAGCAAGGCGTTTGGTTGAGAATGCAATGCGGAAAAACGTATAAATACAAAAAATAAATTTTGGAACTATGACACACATAATGAGAATTGACGAGATGTCTGATGGTATAAAAAAATCTGAAATTACATTTGAAGAATTGATTTCAATGACGGATAATTTTACAGTCAGGTGTTCTTTACGGAGTCGGTATGATTTTGTAATCAAAAGGGATTTTCTGTTTGATATTGTAAGAAAAAATGGAAATACAATCGACGCTACAATAGAGGAAATGGATTCCATTGAAGGTGAAACTAAAAAAATGGGTGTTCGTTACAAAAAGGATGTAAAAATGACATTTGATGAAACTGAAATGTCAATTTCGGCAAATGTTGTACTCGCTGATATTTTGAAAGACTTTGACAATGAATTTTTTAGGAAGAATGAACTCATATCAATCGACATAATAGTAGGTGACGATGTTTTTTAGACATTCGATACAATTTTGAAACAAAAAAGGGGAGCACATTGTGCCCCCTTTTTTGTTTCAAAAAATCCAAATTGGCAGATAAGCAGAAATCGCCGCTTTTACGGCATTTTATCTTTTTTATGTACACAGATACCATTTTTTGAACATAGTGTCCAAAACAGGCGAAAACACGCCTAAAATTAAAAATCTATACCCAAGTTATCTTTTTGTATTCTCCGTCTTCGTAGTAACCGAACGAAAAGCACATCGGGGTTAGGAAAACTGGTTCTGTGATGATGTTCTTTTTGTATTTGTCCGCATACCCCTTGTTCATATATGCGATTGTGATATGGGGTTTGTAGGTCGTGAACTCCGTGTGGAGGGTGTAGTTCGCCTTTATCGCGGAGTTTGTCGTATGAAGCGCTTGGCATACCACGCCGCATTTCAGGACGTCGTAGTTGTCGTTGCTGAACACGCTCACGTCTGAAAGCATTGTCTTGTAGTCGTTGAGAGGAAGCAGGTGCTTTTTCAACTGTTCAAGGTTGACGTCGTTGTCGAGACAGGGAGCGAGCGTGACGTGCGTCTCGGTTTCAAGTCCATAGACGAACGGTGAATCTGGGTCGCTCGGTTTGTACAGTTCATAGTCCTTGATGCTGTTTTGGATTCCCTTTATGTAGTCAGGTGTTTGGAAGTCCACCATCAAAAATGCGTATTTGTCCATATCTGTTTTTTTTATTATTGTCGGTTTGTATTTATAAACCGCTGCTTGTTAGTCGGGTAGAAAGGACTCGAACCTTCGACCCCTTGGTCCCAAACCAAGTGCGCTACCAACTGCGCCACTACCCGTTTACACGTCCTTTGACATAAGGACGCCTATTTTTCCTTCCGTGAAAAGTCTTGCCTGTTCGAGCGTGCAAAAGATTGCGGGTCGTTCGTTGAACTCATTGTCTATGCAGATTGCGACTCTCGGTTCGGACGGTTCCTCCACATCCTCAAACCAACCGCTTCCGTTCATACAGACCTCGCTTTCATCATCGACCTCATATACGACATAGCGTTTTGCCGTTGAAATTTCAATGCTTCCGTCAATGGCGGTTCCGAAAATATAGTTCACGCTTTCTTCTTTGATAATGTATTTGCTTTCCATATTCTTGATTTTTGTTTTTTAATTTGTTGTCGGTCAGAGGGTCGAACTCCGATTAGCGGAACCAGAATCCGCTGTGCTGCCATTACACCAACCGACATTACAAGACCATTTGAGACAATGCCGCCAACTCTTCCACGTCGTTTCCGATACGCTTAAACAAGGGGTTACATCAATGCTCACCCCCCAACGGACAGTACGTCCGCTGTATCCGACCCGTATCTCAAATCTTGGGGTGACGTCACTTCCCCGTGAGGACACGTTGTTCTCGGCATAGTCGTCATTGCCCACTTTGGTCATTGTGAGCGGTGGACGGGATTTGAACCCGCAACCCCGACCTTGGCAAGGTCGTATTCTGCCGTTGAACTACCACCGCATCGTCTCTTTTCATCAGACTTCCTTGCAATATCCGAATCTTGTACTACCGGGCATCAATAAGCACATCCGTCCTATTGACATTTTGAGACACACCCGTTTAATTGTTGTCTATCGTGAAACAATCTAAAGACCGCCTATGTGTTTGCAAGACCATAGGATTTGAACCTCCATTTCATCATTGGACGGATGATATTCTACCAAATTGAACTATCGCCGCCGGACGAAATTTTGGACATTTCGTTTGCAGGAGTGGAAGGACTCGAACCTCCGTCTACGGTTTTGGAGACCGTCGTTCTACCACTGAACCACACTCCTATTCACCGTTGAACTACAGACTCAAGTGCGGACGGTGAGAGTCGAACTCACACGGGGATACCCCCACCACCCCCTCAAGGTGGCGCGCCTGCCATTTCGCCACGTCCGCATAATCTCATAGATGCAACCAATCACTTTCCGCTTTGGCGGTGTATTCGGACTACGGGTCGATTACCTCCGACGTCCTAATTACGTCCATTCTCTCTAACGGGCACTCGATGTCCATCAGTGAAGTTCTATTCGGGGCGTCGTCACGTTTCCCGCTACGGGTCTATATTGGTTGCATCCGTTTAAGAAATTCGGCAAACGAGTTTTGTATCGTCATCTTAAACTAAATGTTGACACAACCGCATCGCATTCTGCGGTCGCTTTGAAACGCCAACAATGTGCCCACAACGAAGGGTCACAAATCTTGCCGTATCCCATTGTACCGGCAGGTGGATTTGAACCACCGTCTCCGCCTTATGAGGGCGGCGCAAGAAACCGACTCCGCTATGCCGATGTTTTGAAAACAAAAACCAACAGGTGTTTTGATTAAACTATGTATTCCTTTTTCTTGCTTATCGGGTCTCGATGACCCGTGGAACCCACCTCTGATTTGCCTTGCAGCGTCAGTGATTCTCTGTTGTCAATGCACGGAACAGTTATGCCCTATCGCAATGTTTTTGTTTCCAAGCGGAGGGGGTAGGATTTGAACCCACGGAACCCTTGCGGGTTCGGCGGTTTTCAAGACCGCTGCAATAAACCAGACTCTGCCACCCCTCCAAAAATACTCCTGCTTTAAGGCAAGTCAGGTGAACCTTTGATATATCATTGATATATCGCTTGTGGAGCGTGGGGGAGTCGAACCCCCGACCCCCTGCGTGCAAAGCAGGTGTTCTGGCCAACTGAACTAACGCCCCGTTTACAACCTTTACAGACCGTATGGTTACACACGGGAAGTATAACCGAACCATACGTCGGTGTGCGCTGAACCCGTATCCGCAAACGGCAGCAACCGTTCCTAATCGGACATCACGGACTTTACTTTTTTATGCACCTCGCCTTTACAGCGGCACGCACACCATTTCACGCAAACCATAAAGATTGTGGACAGACTCTTTGGTGTTTATCGCTTTGTCTCCGACTTGCATCGTCGCACTTGCGGTGTGCGAGACCGTGCCTTCTTTTTTATATATGTCATCCCTTCGGGCATTGGGCAGAAAGGAAAACATAATATATTTGAGAATTTCTCTCTCACGCGCTTGCGTGGTTCCTGTCGGAATGCTCCTTTCCAATACATTGCAGGGAACACGTCCCCGCGACCGACAGTGGTCGCCCATATATCATTTCAGGGCATTGCTCCGACAACGGGATGAAAAAGCAAGCGAATCTTATGTTCGCCAAAAAATAAAGTCCGTGTCGGAATGGTAGCGCGGACGGGACTCGAACCCGCAATCTCCACCTTGAAAGGGTGGCGACTTAAACCAGTTTGTCCACCGCGCCGTTCAGTGCGGTATAACCCGCACGTCCAACTGTTTGTTCATCTTGGAAAGTTGTCAACCTGCACGACTTCCTTTTTTGAGTTTTCCGCGCACTGCCGAGTTGTACGGACGAAACTTGAGAATGAAAAAAAAATAGTCAAATAAAAAAACATTGGGTGGAGAGTGGGACTCGAACCCACGACCTACGGAACCACAATCCGCCGTTCTGCCAACTGAACTATCCCCACCAAATAAGTGATTGATGTGTTGTTACACCAAATTCTCCGACGGCGGTTTCACGGACATCTCAACGGGCGACTAACTTGGCAACTACGCCCTGCGCCGAACTTTTCTTCATAGTTCGGACACCCCCGCTTTCGCGGTGAAGATTAAGAGCAATCTCCTCTCGTACTGTCGCTCCTTATCCGTCGTACCTGTCTCCGACACCGAATTGCACTTGCGCCACATCAAGGAGACACCCGTGTTTCAACGGGATTTTAATTGAGGACAACCGTGTATTCGTGCTTGTGACTCCGTGAGGTTGCCCATACCGCACCAAGTTCGCTGGTATGGTGTTCTTGTGACGTAAATCAACTATGCGCATAGTAGTATGTAGTCACTACCTCTTGAAACTCTTTAGAGGATGGACACTATCAGTCCCACCTTTCAATCACTTGCGGAGAGTGAGGGACTTGAACCCCCGCGCCGTTTTCACGACCTATCTGTTTAGCAAACAGACCCCTTCACCGACTTGGGTAACTCTCCAAAAAAGCAAAATCTTACACAAGACGAGTTGCGCTTTAACTCTCTTGTCCTTCGCTGTGGCGAGACCACGGATTGCTCCGCACTTTTGTTGTTAAACTTCCACAGACCCCATTCTCATCGGAATCCCAAGCGGAAAAGATTTTATCCGCACCCTTTGATTTTGCTATGCTGTTATGGCGGGACTCGAACCCGCAGTACCGCAGTAATCCTGAACCGCGGGCAACCTTTACGTCTCACTCCCAAGACTTCTAATCTGACCGACAATGGTGACGGTTTCAAGCGAGGGTTTGCCAATTCCCCTTCACATAACAGTTGTGTGTTGATGAATTTGTAGGGGAGGTGGGACTCGAACCCACATACACCAATTACAGAATTAACGACTGTATATAAGACAGGACTGATACACCCCTATGCGATGCCGAGAATCCCTGTCATAAATTTGCCCGCCAACGGCGGACACCCATCAACAGATGGGGCAAGGCATTGCTTGTGAAAGAGTGCTCCCAGCAGGACTTGAACCTACGACCCCCTGATTATGAGTCAGGCGCACTAACCAACTGTGCTATGGGAGCATAGAAACAAGGCGGTTTTTTTAGCGAGTACAAATTAACGGTTTGTTGCTTGAAAATAGTGGTTTGCGGAATCCGCCTTTATATGTTCAGTATTATGGAAAAAGAGAAAATTCAAAAAAACAAGGCAGGGGTTGTTAGCGAGTACAAATTAAAAGTTTGTTGCTTGGATAGGTTTGCTGCACCTGCCTTTATTATTCAGTATTATGGAAAGAGAAGATTCAAAAAAAAAACAAGGGAGATTTGTTGCGTTTCAAAGTTACAGTTTGATGCCTACAATGTTTGCTGAACCTCCCTTTAGATACAAGGTGATTTTTTTGCTTGGTTGAATTTGGATTTCACTTTGCAATGCGTTTGCTGCAATCACCTTTTTGTTTTAATTGTATCCCCGCAGGGACTCGAACCCCAATCTTGAGTTCCGTGGACTCACATTCTAATCCATTGAACTACGGGGACTTATATGGGCGGGGTTATCGTCATACCTTACTATAGTTATACGCCGAATATGATGTTATCCCCTGCGTAAACTTGTTCCAATGTACGGTTGGAGTTTACGTTTAGTGGGAAGGGGTGGAGTCGAACCACCATCATCGGATTTTCAGTCCGCTGCATAGACCTGCTTTGCTACCTTCCCGTTTTGCGGATGTGTGTCTCGCGACAGGCGTCCGCAACTGATAAATATAAAAAAACACAAATAAAATGATTATCACAAGAGCGGCATATCAGAATCGAACTGACATATCCAGATTGGAAGTCTGGCGCACTGCCTTTGTGCTAATGCCGCGTGAGGCGCGCGTCCGCGCCCGTACAAGAGGCGTGATGAAATGACTTATCCCAAAAGTTTTTCTTGTTTTTTGCCGAATGCCTCTTTTTTTGCCGCGGAGATTGGAGTCGAACCAATGTCAGGAGTTCCCAATAGCGAAAATTGCTGATAGGTTCTTTGAACAAGAATCATTTGCTACTCCCGTTCTGCCGTTAAACTACTCCGCGATGTTCCGACATAATGTGGTGTGAACCGCTGAAACCACAATCGCACTTTCGCTGTCGGGGCGAACTCCGCTTTGTTTCTCCGGAGCGGAAAACCATCACTGCATTCGTTTTGATTAACAATATACAGCATCACGGTATCGCACCGTGCTCTCTCCGCAGGGTCGCGGGCGTGTCACTTGACACCTATGTTGCAGTGATTGTATGTCCTCCCGCCCGTGCCTTTGCACATTATCTGCGGATTTGTATGGACACGTTTCAAGGTTGTGCTGAAACCCGACGCCATTCTAAATGTTATTTTAAGGAAGCGTTTAACTCTCCTAAAACTATGTGCGGCATAGTCTTTGTTGAACTTGGAGGACTCGAACCTCCACCAACAGAACCAAAATCTGTTGTGCTGCCATTACACCAAAGTTCAATATGTGGGTCGGGCGGGACTCGAACCCGCAGTCCCCTGATTAAGAGTCAGGTGCAGTGCCATTTTGCTACCGACCCGATGTGGGCAGGGAAGGATTTGAACCTCCGAACCCGAATGGGAGCGGATTGGCAATGTGGGAAATTACGAATTTCCGAAACTTCATTATTCACATTGCGGTTTAACGTGTAACCTTCACGTAGTACAGTCCGCCGCGTTTAACCACTTCGCTACCTGCCCTTATAGAATTTGTGGACATTACGGGAATCGAACCCGCTTTCACGCCTCCCGTTGCAGTGGGACACGCTACTGCCGTTATGCCCTTGTTGTTATGTGTCACGGATGAGACTCGAACTCACAATCCCCTGATTAAAAGTCAGGTGCATCGCCATTATGCTACCGTGGCATTTTTTATTTTTTGTATTATATTTTTAATGAATCGTTCTTTACATTCTTTTGGCATTTTTTTATACCGAGACCATCTTATTCTAAATAAACACGTCCATCCATTTTTTTGTAATACTTCAGTTCGTTTTTTGTCGTGTTTAACAATACGCTTGTCCAAATAATGTTGTTCCCCATCAACTTCAAAATATGTTTTTGTTATTGGAAATGCAAAATCCAAAAAATACCCAAATTGATAATAATTTTGTTCATATTCAATATGTTCATCATTCAAAATTTGCTTAAAATACTTTTCACAATAACTATCACCGTGTGAATGATGATTTAATACATAAGGAACTTTATTCGGGTGCTTTTTCAAATACTTTTTTCTAATATCAGAAAGGTGCTGTTTTTCTTGTTCAGTATGCTTTATTCCTTTTTGTGGACTTTTTAATTCACCGTTTTCATAACGGAGTTTAAGTGAAATTGCTGCTTGTTTAACACGCTCATCTGTCTCTTTTGTTAAACCTTTGTTCCACGGACGCTTACCCATCATACCATTACGATATACTCTATTTTTGTTTTGTGGACACTTACATTCGTGTGCTTTAAGTGATTTTACACTATAACATTGTTTTCCACAGTATTTACAAACAAGACTTTCATCTTTGTCGTAATGATAATTTTCATTACTATGTTTTTTTGAATATACCGCATAACCACAAACGTGATTTTCCAAAGGTTTTCTATTTGGATTCAACTTACAAGTTCTTTCGTGAATACCCAATGCACAAGAACGTTTTAACATTTTGTTACAATACCTACAAATATACATCATTTCCAATATATTATTATATTTATAAGTACGCTAACATTGAGTTATCATCATTGTAGCGGGAGCAGGACTCGAACCTGCGATTACGAGATTATGAGACTCGTGAGATGACCACTTCTCCATCCCGCTATGTTTACAAGGTGGCATAACCATTAACCTTAAATTAAATAAATACTATGGAAACTGTTTTGCTGAAAACCACCTTTCTTGCTGGGATGGAGGGACTTGAACCCCCGACTTACGGATTAACAGTCCGCCGTTCTGACCAACTGAACTACATCCCATTGTTGTGGGCAAGGCAGGACTTGAACCTGCGACCCCCGCCTTATCAGAGCGGTGTTCTGACCAAACTGAACTACTTGCCCGTGAAAATTGAGTTGGTTTATGGTCTAACTCAAGACTAACGACCGCTCTTATTATGAAAAACAATAATATGGTTTTTGTGGTCGGGGCGGGAATTGAACCCGCACGTCCTTTCGGACAAAGGTTTTTGAGACCTTCGCGTCTACCAATTCCGCCACCCGACCGCAGGCGTCAATGCGGCAAAGAGAGCGTAAAAAGGATTTATAGTGCGTCAGAAAGGACTCGAACCTTCACGCCTCTCGGCATCGGTTCCTAAAACCGACGTGTCTGCCATTCCACCACAGACGCATTTTACAAGATACTTAAAATTTCCTATAATTTTTTTAATAGATTGCTGAATGTATCTTTATTTCTCGCGTACCGTACGGGACTCGAACCCGCATTTACCTCCGTCACGATGACAGCGTGCTTACCGCTATTACACCAAACGATACTGACGGGAGATTGAACGCTAAAGAATGCGGTATCGCGATTACCGCGAAGCGTCTTGTACAACCTTTGTCCCGTTTGCGGTCACACTGGGAATCGAACCCAAATCTCGTGATAGACAGTCACGCATCTTAACCTTTAGACGATGCGACCGTTTGTCGGTTTATGTCCGCGCCTCTCCACGACGCTTCCAATCTTTTGCATAATTTCAGCGATTTATACACGCAGTTCCGACTACTTTGCGTGTGCCCCGTAAAAATGTGGAACATACATCTACGGACATAACTCCCCGCAGCGGAGCAGGCGTTTTTTCACGCAACGCCCCTTGCGTACCATTACGGCGGTATTGGAGACGCCGCAAGGAATTTGACCGTTTTTATGGAGACCGCCACCTGACAGGCGGTTTGTCCAATTTCTTTTTAGAATGCGGATTTCCGATAACCTTGCATTCCATTTTAAGCGTTTTTAACTTGTCAGGATTTTTGGCGCGTGTTACGCCGTTTTTGGCGCGTGTTACGCCCACGCCTTACGACCGCGACGCGAACTTATAAGAACGCACCGGGGGATTTGAGCCGCAGGGGAGACTTGAACTCCCAACTTTCGGTTTACAAAACCGATACTCTACCAGTTGAGTTACAGCGGCATTTGAAGGGGTGGATGCTCACTGATGGTGGGACGCCGCTGAATTTTGTGCGTATATGCCCGACCTGTTCGTTTTACATACACCCCTTTTAGGTGTTTGCTTTCTGCCAATATGTCAAAGAACTTTCGTTCGTCGGCGGCGTTAAGACCGCCTGCATTTGAATATAATAAAAAAAATCAACTTTTTTACAGATATTGAAAAAAATCTCAAAAAAAAATCGGAGGTTGCTTTCACATACCTCCGATTCTATTTGGTTTCAGTGGGGTATGGTCATTCTTCCTTTGAGTATTCATTATCTTGTTTCTGTCCGAAACTTGCACCATTGCCGTCAAAAATGCCGCAATACGCCTGTTTCGGGGATATGTGCTTCCCTGTTTTTGGCGTGCGGTTGTCGGTTGCGATGTTTGTTTTGGAAAGAATCATTGAGTTCTTTTTATTATTTTTTCGGAATATATTTATACAAGTGTTTTTGCACTGTTTCCAATGGGTGTGAAAATGGTGCAAAACCTCTGAAAATGAATATATCGCAGATATATCTGACATAAAAAAAGCGTGTGGGTGCACACACGCTTTTTGTCTTGTTTTGGAAGTTTTTGTTACTTTTCAGTGTCGTTGAGTTCTATGTAGCATTTTTTCAGTTGGTCGTAATCCGGTTCAATGCACCAAGACAGGTATCCAAGTAGTTGTTCTTTGATGTCGTGCTCGTATATGACAAACATAATTTTGTTTTTCATAGGCAGTAGTTTCTTCAAAGGAGTGACGTCCCAAAAGCCGCCGTCAGTCAAAAACAACCATACTGAATTTCTGTCGCTCTGTCTTGTTTTCAAGATATAGTCAACACAGTCTTTCACTTCGGTTCCACCACCTGCGTCGTTGTTCGTTGCCATTTCGATGACAAGTTTCATTGCTGCCTCCTTGTTTTTCTTCACCTCATCGGCAACCATATATATACCTGATTTGAGGTCTATTGTGTCTGCGAACGGGATGAGTGTGATTCCGCTGTATTGGAGTTTTGTACAGCAATTCACCAAAGTGTCGGCAAAGAGTTCAACAACGTCAAGGTTGACAGACCCTGATGTATCCACAAACACGTTGATGTTTTGTGGGGCGGCGTCTCCCTTCGGGTGATATGGGCGCATAAGGTCGTGTGCAAGCACTCGCTTGTCACCCCATCTTGTACGGGTGTTGTCTTTGAGTTTGTGTTTTCTGTTGGCATAGATTGTGTTTGCTTCAAGGAATATCTTTACGATTTCATCCCACATTTTATGGATAGTGGTATCGTTCATCTTTATCCTTCTGCAAATTTTCCCGATTGCTGATTTGGGTTTTTGTCTGATGATGTTGTTTCGCAATTCTTTCACCTCTTCCCTTGAAATGACGTTCTTTGAAGCGACTTCGGTGAGTGTTTCTTCAATTTCCCTGTCGCTGAAACCGCTGTTTTTCAAAGCGCCTTTCAGTTTCTCCTTAACTTCGGACTGCTTTACGATTTTTCCGACTGCTGTCGGTTTGAATTTATAATCACCCCTTATTTGCGGACGAAGTTCCTTGCGCTTTTGGTTTTTGTTTTTTCTTGCGGCAGACCTGTTTATTTTTCCGCCGCCGCCTGCACCAAGTCCTTTTTCACCGTAATTCTTTGAATTTCCACCGCTTCCGCCGTTTGTGCGTTTGCCGTCACGATTGCCTTCTTTGTTTTGTTGACTGCCTTGACTTCCCTGTTGGTCGCTTTGCTGACTGCCTTGCTGACCGCCTTGTTGGTTGTCTTGCTGACCGCCTTGCTGACTGCCTTGCTGACTGCCTTGTTGGTTGTTTGAAAAATCACCCATAGCGTTGTCGGCGGAATTTACGGCGTCGTCTGCCGATTGTTGTGCATTTTCATTTTCATCGCGTGCTTTCTGTGCTTCCCGTCTTGCCTTGTTTACATCGCCGTTTTCAGACGCTTCAAATGCCTTGTCCGCGGCTTCTTGTGCGGCGTTTGCTGCATCCTGCGCCTTGTCAGCGAGTTCCTGTGTTTTATCGGCGAGTTCCTGTGCCTTGTCCGCTTTGTTTTTTGCATCTTTGTATTTGGGGGAATCTTCGCCGAAACGGGATTTCGCCTTTCTTGCATTGTCTCTTGCGTCATCGGCAAGTTCCTGTGCGTCGTTTGCCGCGTCCTGTGCGTCGTTTGCCGCGTCCTGTGCTGCGTTGGCTGCGTTCTGTGCTGCACTTGCGGCATCCTGTGCATTCATTTTTGAAACATCCCTGTTGTCGGAGTCGCTTCCGTATTTTTCAAGGGATTCCTTTGCCGCGTCCTGTGACATCCAAGATTCCATAGCGGCGTCCTGTGCTGCGTTTTTCGCATCCTGTGCTGCATTCTGCGCGTTCTTCGCTTCTTTTCTTGCAGTTTCGTCGTCACCGTTTTGTGCGGCGGATTTTGATTTGTTTGCTGCATTCTGCGCAGCGTTTGCTGCGTCCTGTGCTTCTTGTGCTGCTTTTTTTGCATCTTTTGCCGATTCGTTTGCTTCATCGGCAAGTGCCTTTGCGTCTTTATACTCATCGGAGCTTTCGCCAAATTCAGACTTGATTTCCTCTGCTGTGTTCTGTGCGTTCTCGGCTGCGTTCTTTGCGGACTGTGCTGCGTTGGATGCCTTGTCAGCATCTTTCTGCGCCCTGTCCGCTGCATTCTGTGCCTCGTTTGCTGCGTCGTCCGCGTTCATTTCCGAAACATCGGCGTCGTTGACGTCGTTGCTTTCACCCTGACCATTTTGTGGAACGATTGGTTTTTCCTTGTCTGTTTCTGGTTTTGGTTCGTTGTTTTGGTCTTCGTTGGAACCTCCGCCAAGCAATGCGTTTTGAAGTTCACTCACGGCATCGTCAAACCCCTGTTCGAGACCACTTTCGTATGTCGAGTATTCTTTTGGTGCAACTGAATTTTCATTTATTATTTTCATAATTGTCTCCTTTTATTGAATCTAATGGAAACGTGGATGTTTCCGTTGTTTTCTCTGTGTGTTTGCTAATGGCAGGGTTATTCTTCGCTGACAATCCCCTTGATTTCGTCGATTGACTTCATTATGTCGCCGTTGTTGTTTGCGGTTATGTTGTCGATTTCTGTCAAGGTTCCTGAAACGTTGCGGTTGTTTTTTCTGTACAGTTTGCGTATGAGTTCCCTTGCTTCTTTGTGACCTTTTTTCCAATCACTCGTTGTAGGTATTTTCCCCTGTTGCTTCCGTTGCTGATTTTGTTTCTGATTTTGTTGTTGCTGCGACCTTGGTGAAATTGATTTTTCCTTTTTGAATTGGTCTACAATGTTTCTGTAGTATTCAATTATGGTTTCAAACGGGCGACCGATGACATTTTCATCATAGCAACCTTTTTGCTTTATCCAAAAATCCTTTGTACACACTTTGTCCGTGACCATCATAGTGTTTATTTCCAAATCACCTGCAATGTTCATATCTTCCCACGTCGCTTTCTGCATACTGTGCTCATTCCACATTTTCATTCTATGAATGTGTTCGAGCATAGCGTGCATTGCCTCGTGGTACAATATGTTGAAAACATTCATCATATTCATACCCAATCCATAAGGTGACGGAAGGTACAGGAAACTTATGTTGATGTAATACACCATATTTGCGTCCACCATCATAGTCGGGCAAAATTCAAGGTCGCTGACGTATATGATTGTGGCGTTTCTGAAGAACGTGTATTCGTCAGGATATTTGTTTTTGAAATATGCGAGGGCGCCGTTCACCAAGTCCACGAAATCGTGTCCTTCCACGAGTTTGCCGTCAAGCATCTGTATTTTTCCGAGTCTTATCAACGCCTTTGCATTCCCGCCTTCGATGTTGTTGTAACTTTCCAATATCGCGGAATACTGCGTTGTGTTGAATATGTAATTTTTCATAATCATTCCTTTTATTTGACAGGAAACGGGGTTCTTGAAGGAACCCCGTTCATTCCGTTCCGTTATTTTTTGTTTTGACGTGATTTTGGTTGTGATGAAATCAAGACTTGCATATTGTCTTTCGGATGGTTTTTGCCGAAGTCAATCAAAATCTTCGTGTATTCTGGTTTCGAGTTTGTGTTCATCAGGTCGCAGTATGCGTATATGCCTGCGATGAGGTTCACAACTCTTCCGCCGTCCGCTTGGTCTGAATAGTTGTTCTCAAGGAACTGTATGATTTTTTCGAGTTCATACGGCGGGATTGGCTTGCGTATGCTGTATCTGTTTTCAATTTCTTTTCTCAATGTGTTGGTGCATACGACTGCTGTTGCATCGACCTGCATAGTCGGGTTCTTTATGACATCGTCGTAGTCGAGGTCGAAGAATGCGCCGTTCACATTGTCGAGGTATGCACTTACATAGTCGTCTGCGATGTTTGCAGGAAGGTACATACCGACGATACGGCGGAAGATGTTCGTTCCCTTGAGTTGGTCGTACGTTTTCACACCCTGTCGTTTGCATTCCCTGTTGAGTGCCGCGATGCAGTTAGTCCAGTTTCTCGGAGTGCATTTTCTCACACCCTTTCTGTCTCGCAATGCCTCTGGGTCGATGTTGTGCCAACGTGACTTCGGACCGTCTGCGTCGAATTGGAGGTATTGGAGGGTGAAGTCGTCGAATCCGCCTTTGTCCTTTGCCCATTTGCGCCATTCTTGGAATTTCGGCACAAAGTTGCAGGCACAGGTTCTGTCTGAAAGTGCGGCAGGCATTCTCTCGAAGTTTTCCTCAACTTTAAGGTCGTCCGTAGGACGGTTGGAACATCCCATACAGAACCATTTTGAACCGAGTTTGTAACCTGACGCCGTTTCACGTTCCATCATAATCTGGGCGATGCCGAACAGTGTGTCGGGGTCGCAACGCAGGAACTCGTCGAAGATGATGATTCCGCCACCGCCGCGCACTTCAGTTTTAATGAGATTTTTGTTTTCATCGTAAATGGCGTTGACGTGTCCGTTTGCGACGTCGTTTCTAACCTTGTCGGTTTCATCGTCGCCTGTCGGGATGAACATCGGCAACCAAGTTTTCGGCGCGTCCGATGATTTGGCACTGACGATTTTCACCAATTCGCTTGTCTTTGTAATGCCTGTTGCTTTCATCCATCTTTGAATGACAGGGTTGTTCGCTGCTTCGGCGATGTTGTTTTCGTCTATTTTGACGGGCATAGGCATAGAAAGGTCGCCCGCCTGCAAGGATGAGCAGTCTATTACGATGATTGACATCTTATCACCTTCGTCACCGCCGTTCTTTTCAATTTCCGCATTCACTTCTTTGATGATTGTCTTCGGGATTGTGGTCTTTCCGATACCAGGCGCTCCCCATACGATGAACGGGTTTTCCTGCGACGCTCCGTATTTAACCACATCGTCGAGGCAGGTTCTGATATGTTCGGTGAGTTCTTCAGTGTTCCAATCGTCGAGGTCGATGTTGTAGTATTCTTGGTCGTCAATGTCATCCGTTGCGTGGAGACCGACACGTCTTTCGTTGACTTCGACGGATTCCTTGAGACTTCTGCGGGTTCCTTTCGGTTTGAACACTTCAAGGAATTTGATGAAGTTGCTGTATTCTTGACTTCCGTCTTTCATTTCTTCGTAATACCCCTGTTTGTCAGGATAGTTTACGCCCTTTCCATATTCGGCATATACACCGTTGATTGGATTTTCTTTGAGAGATGTCACGATGTTTTGAGGAAGGTTGGCGCCGAACAAGTCCATAGTCTTGTCGAATAACATTATGAAACCGTCTTTCAGTTTGATACCGACGCTTTTCAAAGATTCTTTGATTTTATTGAATGCTTTTTTGGCGAAATCACCGATTTTGCCTTCGTTCACACCGTAGCGTTCGTTAATGAACTGTGATGTTGACATCACATATTTGTTGTTGCTTTCTTCCTGTTTCATTGCTGCTTGAAGTCTATATTGTTTGTTTTGTTGAAGTTTTTGTTTCATTTCATCCGGGTTTCCGAATATGACTTGGAAATGTTTCTTTCCTACTTCTGCGTCATCCGACGCGGACTGCCCGATTATGGGAAGGTATCCAAGTTGCGGGTTTATTGTATCTTCCCATCCGTCGATTATGTATTGCTTGTCGAAATCGCAGGCACAGAACATATTTACAATGTTTGTCGCCCTTTTAAGTTCCCAATCCTTGATGCTGTCATTGTTGAATGTCGATTTATAGAACATACCTTCAAAGATTGTTCCTTTCGACACGTTCCAATCGCTCAAGTCGACATTCGGGAGGTCTTTGAAAGCAAAGACCGCGGTAAAGTCCCTGACGTCTGTCACATCGAACAATGAATACGGAAGTATTGCGTCTTGGGTTGTGAGTCCAGGATATTCTCCGTTGATGAGCATATTGTATGTCAAATCCGATGCGTAGTTGATGTCGTCATAGTCGCCTTTTATGTATGCGCTTCCGTTTTTGTCGGTGTTGATGACGCGTTTTGATTGCTGCGGTGCCACTGTTGTGTTTCGCTTGCTTGTTGAATTTTGTTTTTTCACCTGCGACTTTTCAATGTCGTCCGTTGTGTTGTATTCCTTTTCGTCATCATCATCGTCATTTTCAGTTTCATCGTCAGGGATGTCGTCTTCAAATTCGGACATTGCCTTCTGATAGTCGCTCCAAGCGTCCTCGTTGATTGGCTCCCCGAATGGTTTTGAGTTCAACATTTCATTGACAGAAACTGTCACTTCGTTTTCATTTTCTGAAATAAACTGCTCATACAGTTTTTTTATTTCTGAAAGCGGAAGGGTTTTGTCGATTTTCCCCCAAAAGTTCTCCGCCACGAACTTTGTGGCGTGTGACATATTGTAGATGTTTGCGTTCATATCTTTGTCTTTATTATATTGTATGTTAAGGTTATTCAAAATCTTCTGTGTCCTTTCTTACGATTATCGAATCGCGGAGCGGTTCTCTCCAATCCCTTCCGCATTTGAAGTATTGTTCAAGCGTACCGCTTGTGAAAGTACCCCAGTTGACACTGACTTGCTCGTCATTCACCTTTGCCTCTTCAAATGTCTTTTCGATGATTTCGATGACTTCATCAACGCATTCAGGCGGAACAACCCAACCTTCATCGTTAGTGTCCCTTATCTGTATGAGTTTGTCCTTTATTTTAGACCAAATTGCAAGGACAGGAGGTGCGATTCTGACAAAATACGTCCTTCTTTTGATTGCTTCCCATTGACCGCCCATCATCTTTGCAAGTTCTTTCTGTGTCATATTCGTCATTATAATGAACCTGCTCATAACTTCGGTTTCATTTGGAACCTTGCGTTCAACCGTAGTTTGGTTCTCTTCGGTGTCATCGTCGGATGTGTGTCTTTTTGAAGAGCTTTTCGCTTTGTTTATTTTGCCAGGGCATTCTTTGAAGTATCTTTTTTTGCAGTTCATAATGTCGCCGTTTGTCACTTCACGCATACTGTAGAAACCTCCGCCGCCGCCTTCGTTTGCGTTCGGTGCCTCGATGGTCACAAAATCATCACCCTTTGCCTCAAGGACGTGCAGCCACAAAGACCGTTGGTATGCCGTTTTGAACAAGTCGGCTGTGTCGTCGAACACAAGAACCCTTCCGTTGTTATGGTATATGAAACTGTAGAGTTCCTTTGCGTTGCAGGCGCCGCTCCCCCTTTCTGCATAGTCTTTCACCTTTTTCAGACCCATACTGTCCTTGATGCTTTCCCAAGTGTAGGATTTTCCGATACCGCCAGTTCCAGAAACAAAGACGGCTGAAGCACCGACGTGAAGGTCTTTGAGTTTTTCGGGTCTTGTCTTTTTGCAGAATTTCACAAGTTCCTCGATTTGGAAATGAAGTTCGTCCAAATCTTTGAAATATCTGTCCGTAAGTTTTTTGAACTGCTTGAAGTCCATATTGAAATATTGGAGCATAGACGTGTCTATTCCCCTGTATGTCGCAGGTGTCTGCAACTCTGTGATGTAGTTGCATTCTTGGACTTCAACTTCGCTGTGTTCTTCCGTTTCAACATCCATACCGAATTTGTCCATATCAAATATGCAGCGTACTATTGCCGTGCAGGTTTCAAGACCAGCGCCTTTCCAACCTTTCGGTACGGATTCCAAATTTGCGATTATTCTTTTGTAATCTTTCGCCTGATTGTCTTTTCTTTGGAAAATCTGCACCAAAATCGCAGGGTTCGTCACCTTTTCCTGTCTTATGATTTCTGCAAATTTCTTAATACCTTCAATGGTTACTGCGTCTGCGCTGACACGTCCCTCCCTTTCTTTTCCGTCAGTTCTTATGAACCTTTCAATCGGAGCGAATATATCGGATTTTTTTATTTCGCGATAATATTGCGAAGCGTTTGTGTATTCAAGTTTTTCATTGATTGAACCCTCGAAACCTGTATTGTTGTTTTCGTAAACACCTTTGAGATAAATGTCCGGATTGTTTATGATTTCAAACATAAACGAGAACATCCTGACAAGTCCCATTTTGTTTGAACTTACCGTATAGTCTGCGGTCTGCTCCTTTTTCGTGGTGTCGAATTTCGTATAATATCTTATGATTGCCGATGTTCCATTCTGTGTGGGCGATATTGAAACCGCGCTTTCGTCCTTTCCGCTGAAAACCAAAATGGTGTCAAGACCGTCAATGCTTTTGAAAAATGTGTGTGTGTATGCGTTCCAACCGCATTTTCTGTTTACAAGCGAAACAAATTCATCCGCGATTTTTTTCATTTTCGGATTGTCCGCAACAACGAGTTTGGGGTTCGTTTCACTCCCTGAATTGATGAAATCATTGAGTATGGTGTCAACGTCAACTCCGTCATCACCGTTCGCTTCCATAACAGGTTGTGTATAGTCGGCGAATTTTTTCGAGTCGATTATCTCTGAAAATTTTTTCATATCTTTGTGTTTATTTTTTTATTCAAAAACAAAAATGCGGCACATTGTGCCGCATATATTTATATGATTTGAAAATTCAGAGATATATCAGTGATATATCAATCCTTTTTGGACTGCCTTCGCTCTGACAACCAATCCATATAGTCGTCAAGTGCTGTGGGACAGTATTTTTCGATGAGGTCTTTGCTCCACCATTGGAAGTGACCGCTCTGCGGCATAGGTTCGTTGAATGAAACCTCTATGCCCATTTCGTTGTAGAGTTCATCGAACCCCTCAAGACCGAAGTCGTATCCGAGTCTCGCCGCCACCATAAACTTTTGGATGAGGTCGAACAGTTTCGGTTTTGAGTTCTCGGAAGGAACGCCTCCGCAGTAGTAACGCCAATCGAGCATAAGTTTGTAGTCCTTCTGTGTATACTTCATCTGCGTGATATACTCGAACGCAAGTCCAAGTCTGTTGAGCATTTCCTTGTGCACTTTCGTCGCCTTGATGCTCCGCTCGACCGACGTGTTCAGGATTTTGTCGAACTCTTCGTCGTCGGTGCCCTCAAGTTCTATGTTCATATTCCTTGTCCATTCAGGTATCGGCATAGTGTCGTCGTATGAATTGATGACGCTGTCAAGGAACTTTTCCCTCATACATTGGTCAAACATTTTCTGCTTGACGTTTTCTTCATACTTTTCCCTGTTCTTGTCTGTGAACTCGCCCATCCTAATTTTAGTCATAATGGTGACAATTTCCTTGTACTGCTGTTTCGACACATTGATACCGAGCATATCGCTGACGGTCGTGTAATCCTCCTCCATAATGGCATTGGTCTCGTCAAGCATCGCCTGCATCTCCTCAATGCCGACTTTGAGAAGGACTTGGACTTTCATACGCCAATCCATTTCGTCAGGAATACCGACCTTGTTGGACACGTCAAGGTATGCTTCCATCGCCTTGGTAAGCCGTTTGTTTGTTTTTTTGTTTTCCTTTTTGTCTTTTTTATCTTTCATAGTATGGTTGTTTTGTTTATTCAAAAATCACTTGACAAAAGTCCTTTCCCCGTATAGATGCTTCAGCGACACAACAAGGTACAGTTTCATAGGAAACGATGATGAATAGTGGGGGTTTTTCATATATGCGCACACAGGCGCCTTGTCTGCAATGTCTTTGCCATAGGTCTTGACAACAGTCCCCTTTGAGACAAGTTCAAGTTTTTCCACATTTTCCCTGACAACTCTTGCAGCGTCGTTTCTTGCCTTTTTTGTATCCTTTTCGACAAATACACTTGTGAGAAGCATCCAACTTTTTTTCAACCTTTCGTTGGTTATGAGTATCTTGTCGTTTTCAAGGTCTGCAACTGCCATATATACTCCGACAGGCAACTCCATCAATTCATCCCTTCGCCATTTGTATTCTATGCAAATAACTTCTGATAATTGCTCTGCAAAGTCCGAATCGCTGAACCTCATTTCGGTTGTTTTATTAGTTTCCTTTTCTGAATGTGATGTAGTCCCCTGAACTTTCCTTCGCGTCAAGTTCATTTTTGAACGGAAGGTCGTCATAATCCATATTGTCGTTGTATGTATATACAACACTGCCGTCGCCGAAAAGATAGTTGAGCAATGTCTCTTTGGACTCAAGAACCGCTCCGACAAAGTTGCTTGTTCCGCCGCCGTGGTCAATGTAGTGCCAATCGCCGCTTTGCGGTTTTACAAACACCGCTTCGCAACCGTTTTCGGCAAGCGTGTTTTTGATAAAGTCCATACCCGTTGTGGTGATGTCTCCGATTACACACCCGTCCACACTGTACATTGCGGTGTAGAGATAGGAACCCCTTTCAACAGGTGTCGAAAGTTTTTCCACTTCCCATCCGTATTCACCCATATAAAATTCAAAGCATTTGGGGATTTCCATTTTTTGCGGTGCCGCGGCAATCGCGATTGTATGCACTGAACTTGAATTGGTCTCGAAGACCGATTTTCTGATTTGCTGTTTCATAATTTAACGGAATTTAATAGTTTAACTGTGATAATAGTTGCCGATGATATGAATGCCCTGTTCTGTGGAATCGTGCTCGAACGGTGAATCGCAGTCGTTGTTCCTGATGTAACTGTTGTAGAACTCGTCGTATGTCATCCACATCCCGTCGTCAATGCTCATTTCGGTTTCCTTGTAAAGGTCAAGACCCATATTTTTCCATTTCGCGGTTTCACTGTTGTAGTGTTTTTCCTCGAATGTATAGCAATCGTAGTCTTTGTCGCGGTTCTCGAAACTTTTTTTGTATAGTTCGAGCGATTTCACCCGTTCGTCCACGATTTTCTGCAACAATAACGCATTCTCCATTGCCGCACTGCTGTTGTCTTCGGTGAACTCAAG